GCGTCTCTGACGGCGGCCCGGATCTGCTGGACGGGTTTCCCGTCCCAGAGCCTGCAGATGCAGCCTTTGATGCCGTAGTTCCCGATCGCGGCCCCGGCTCCGAGCGCGAGCGACCCGACAACAGCGGCGACGGTGGTGGGCATGTCGACGTTCCAGTAGCCGACCGCCCAGACGATGAGGACACCAAGGCCGATCCCTGAGCCGCCGCCGACGTACACGCCGGGATTCTACGGTGGGTCATGCCGAGACTTTCGTGATCGACTTGACGTAGCAGGCTTTGCAGAGGCCGCTGTCGTTCTTCCGACTGCCTTTCTCGCCCGCGGGCAGGCGGGGTTTCCCGCAACGGTCGCACGGCACCTTGTGACGTTCGCGGTAGTCCTGACGGAGTTTCGTCAGGCAGACACGACAACTCTCGTGGAATCCCTGCGGGCGGACGTCTTTGAACTTGACCCCGGCCCCGAACGCCTCCGGGTACTTAAACGTCTTGCAGGTGCGGCAGTAGACCGCGGCGACCTGGCCGAACTCGTCGTAGCGAAAGCGGCGACGGCCTTCCCCGCGCAGGAACGGCAGATCGCACGCGACGGTCGTGGCCCCTTGTCTCGCTTCGACGCGTGCTCGGCCGCCACGCACGGGCCGCCGCACTTCGAGCAGGAGTCCCTATACGCGCGTTTCGCGTGTTCACTGAGCTTCCTGGTGTTCTCCGGGGTCGCTATCCGTGAGACGGCGTTCTGCGAGACGCCGAACATCGCCGCGACGGTCTTCTGCTCAAACCCGGCTGCGAGCAGTGTCCGTGCGGCGTCGTGGTCGAATCTGCGAGGGGGCGGCATCAGTCGACGTGACTCGACGGACGGCCCGGTGGCCCCTCGACCTGGGCCGTCCGCCCAACCACGCTCACCAGTTCTGCCCCATCGGGACGAGGAACTCGGCTGCCTGGTCGTGCTTCCCCTCCGCGTACAGGCCGAGACCGGTCACCATGTTCGTCATCGCCTCAACGGCCATCACCATCGAGGCAGGGTCGCGCGGGAGCGCCCAGACGGGAAGCGGCGGCACACCCGGGACCATCTCGCGCACGCACGCGTCCGCGGCATAGAGGAACCGTCTCGTTTCCCGGTAGGCGCGCCACGGGCCGGTGCCGGGGATGCGAGACACCAGGTTGAAGACGAGCGGGTTCACCGATGCTCCTCCTCGAACAGCGTGATCTGACGTGCCGCACAGGCGGCCTGCCAGCGGGCACGAGACTCGACCAACCAGCGGATCTGCTCGGCCGCTTCGTCCAGTAACGCGCGCGTGCCAGGCGCGTGCGGCTCGAAGTAGGGGGTCGACAGCGAGGTACGTGCTCGGAGCCTCTCAGCGACCGCCAGAGCCTCCCGGCCGTCCTGGTCGATGCTCACAGTCGACCCATCGCTTCCCACCGTTCAAGCGCTTTCTGAACCTGCAGACGGGTCAGCAGGTCAAGCTCGTACGCACGAGTCTCCGTCACGGTCCCGGTGCCGACGCATTCGGGGCATTCGATGATGCCGACCTTCACGATCCCGTAGGCGGCCATCTGCTCGTCGGAGAACTGCTCCGTGATGGCGGCGTCCATGTCGCGGCAGTCGAGCACCCGGTCGCCCAGGCAGCACGGGCACACGACACTCATGACGTCGCCTCTATGCGCGGGTCGTTAGAGAGACGCCATTCGTAGAAGGTCTTGGCGTTCGGGATCACTCCAACCATGTCCTTGCCGATGCCGAGTGCGTATTCAGCCAGATAGGCGTTCAAGGTCGTGCCTGGGTCAATGCCTCCATCCGACGACAGAGCGTCAGCGTAAGCCTCGATGACATCAGAGAGCGGAATGCGAACCTCGCCGGTCACAACGACCCAATCCTGACGTTCGTTCACGGCCGCACCGTCGCTTGTTCCCACGCCATCTTCGCGAGCGCCCACGGGAGATAGATCAGCGCTTCGGCCGTGAGGATCAGCAACTGGGCGCGCTCGCGGTTCACGGTCGGCTCCCGGCCCACGGCGACACGACCCATAATCTAGTCTCACGATCGAACACTCCCACGCGGAGCGCCCGTTCGCCCTTGTGGAACTCACCCTCGGCGTGCAGGGTCAGCAGCGTGATGCCGAGACCCTCGACGCTGGTCTCGGCGATCCTGCGGCGCTCACCATACGTGCCGATGATGTAGACGGCGAGTCTGTCCTCACCGTCGGGGCGCGGCTCGTCGCCATGCTCGTTCAGATGCAGGCTAGTCATCGTCGATCAGCGCGCCTTCTCGGCCGCCAGATGGCGAGGGGCGACGAGGCTCGCGGACGCCGATGTCGGGCGGCAAGATGTCGAAGTCCTGCGCGAGTGCGTCGCGGAGTGCGACGAGTTCGCCGACGGACAACTTCCTCACCTGTTCGGCGGCCTTTTTGACGGCCGGGGTGTATGTGCCTTTCACCTCAGTCATCGCCGCCGTCGACTCTCGCAGCAGGGAATGCCGGGACGGGAACGAGCGCTACCGCGAGAAGTCTGCCGTTCCTGACGACGGCCGTCCAGTCGCTAAACGCGTCATCGCCCGAGGTTTCCCAGCCATCAATCGCGATCTCGGCGCCGAGCGGCTTTCCCGCCAGTTCCTCGGTCGCCGTGCCGGAGCCGCGGATCAGATTGTCGTCGCGGTGGATCTCGGTGATCGAACCGACGATCATGTTTTCGCCTGTCGTCCAGAAACCGATCCTGTAGAGCGGGACAGGCGTCTCCCAGGTGATGGCGCCATGAGCGATCTTCCGCCGATCGGTGCTCTCCTCGCCTTCGACAAGCAGAGTAGCGGTGAACGGGAACTCGAACGTCTGCTCAGTCATCGCCGCCGCTCTCCATCCACGTGTCGTATGCCTGCACGACGTCGGGGAACCCGAGCCGCAGCTTCGCCTTGTTCTCGAAGTCGGCCTTTGCGATCAGCCGGAGCAGGTGGGCGGTGAACCAGTCGCCGTTCCCGGCGATGATGTCGGCCATGCGCGCCTTGTCGTAGGCGGAGATCACGCGACTGCCTCCTCGTCCCGCCAGATGGCGGCGTTGTAGCGGGCCAGCAAATCCTCGGACTCGGCCAGCAGCGTCTCGGCGACCCGGAGTGCGTCATCCTTCGCCGCGATGTCGCGGCGCAGACGCACGATCGTTTCGCGGTCGTCGACGGGCGTCTCGACGTAGAGGCTCCGGAGGCGGCCGTCAGGGGATGTGCCGATCAGGGCGGCCAGCATCGCTGCGTCAGCCGCGGGGCCGCGCGCGACACGTGCGTCCGCGAGGGTCACGCGAACGCTCCGCACGAGCAGTCGGCGCTGCACTGGCCGTCACCGTTCGGGCCGTGATGCTCGGTCGTGTGGTGGCCGCACGAGCACCACTCCTCGGGGTGCAGGTCGCGGCTCTCGCCGTCGCTCAGATGGCCCCGGTAGCCGTACGCTTCCGCGGCGCCGTTGAAGATCAGGGCGCGGACGCGGCGGGTGGTCGTGTCGAGGGTCACGCTGCCACGCCTGCCTGCTCTAGCAGTTTGTACGCGGCGAACGTCATCTCTTCACCGCGGTAAGTCACGATCTCTCTCGCGTTCGGCAGATGAGATGCCTTCTCCCACGCACGAACGGCGGCCTTGACGGCAGCGGTGGAGGCCAGGACTTCGCAGACCTCGCCCGTCTCAGTCCACGCGTCGGCCTCTTTCTGGGCTTGAGCGAAGGAACGTATCGGGCCTGTGTAGCCGATGCCCGCTGCGTTCTGCTTGCTCGTGCGCTTCACGTAGAAACTCATGACGCCACCAGCGAAACCCTGATGAGCGCGGAGTGCGCTCGCTCGCGGCGGATCTTGCACTCGTCCATCCACGACAGCGCCCGCTTGTAGGCGGCCTGGTTCTCGGGAGTACCGGTGCGCTCAGCCGCTTGAACGAAGTGCTTCCGCGCGATCCGGTAGTCCTCGTCGCGCTCTGCAACCTCTGCGCGAAGTGTGGTGATGCTCTGCTCGTTCATGGGAGACTCCTTTCGGTAGGGGCCGTGTCTCCGTGCTTACATATAGCAGACTACCACCTAGGGGTGGGTTTGTCTACCCTCAGGCCGCGACGAGTTCACGGCCGTTACGGGCCGCTAGACGTCGCTCACAAGATTCGCGCGACTCCCGAGTCCTGTGGGTGTGCGGGCAGCGCACAGGGAGCGGCTCACGACGCGCGAGCACGTACCGGCGAAGGGCTTCCAACTGCGGATGGTGGGAGCGGCAGACGGTCAGAAGATTCGACTCGTCGAACGGCGCGCCGCCTTCTGCGAGCGGGGTCAGGTGATGTACCGAGAGGGGACCGCCGGAGCAGGAGCCGCCCAGGAGACGGCTAACCGAGCAGGTGCCGTGGTCTCGTGCGATGACGGAACGCCGAACGTCCGCCCAGAGCGAGGTGTTGTAGATATCCGCCACGTGGATTCACCAACGTGAAGTGTGCCAGTTGCATCAGACGTTGCGCACTATGGAGTCACGCGCGCGTTACTCATCGTGAACCGTCTCAGACCCTGGCCGCCTCGGTACGGGATCGGCTTGACCGGGGTCGGGTTCTCCAGCAGCCAGTGGAACTGGCCCGGCTCGGCCCACGGGCTGTCGCTGTCCCTCACGACGTCGACTAGCTCGACGTGGCCCAGGATGACGCCGCGCGGCTCGTCGGCACCAGGGCGTCCGACTCTTCGATGCCAAGCTCCCGCGCGGCCATCACCCGGTGGTTGCCCGACAGGACCTCGAACGTGTCGTCGTCGTGCGGGCGGACGAGGATCGGTGCCAGGAACCCGTCGCGCTGCATCGAGTCCTTCAACGCGTCCATCTGGGCCTCGGAGAGGTACTGCGGGTTTCGTTTCAGCGCGACCAGCTTGTCGACGCGCAGGTAGAGGAGTTCGCCCTTGTCAGGAACCGTCTGTGCGCTCACGTAAGCCTCCACACCGCGTCGATGAGATACCAGTAGAGGTGAGCGATGACCGTCAGTACCGCGACGCTCAGAACGATGCAGACGCCGATGGCGACTAGCAGGATGATCCATCCGATCCGACGGCCGAATCGGTACATCGCGGGGTGAGCGGTACGCAGGTGAGCACTGGCGTCGACGGGTGGCGCCGCCGGTTTCAGCCCGAGATCGGGGATGTGCGGCATCAGGCGACCATCCTGTCACGGACGGGATACTCCCGCTCGATGACGTAAGCGAAGCCAAGATCGGCGGCGAAACTGATGGCCGCGAGCGGGATCAGTTCGAGCACGATCGGCTGTATCCGGGAATGGTGTCTGGAATGTGCTCGTGTACAGATTCCCAGACCATTGGGCAGCGCCCACATCAGTTCGCGCAGCAGATCGGTGTGCGCGTCCTCGTCGAGATACTGCTCGTGCGCGACCGCGGACACGTAGCGTCGGATGATCTGGGCACGCAGGATGTGATGGCCCACGACAATGCCGCGGCATTGCTCCTCGATGTTAGGGCATACCCGACAGCCGAGCGCGGTTGTCCGGCGCCGCCACTCCTTCGACGCTTCGATCTCCAGGTTCTTCGTCGCGACCTTGGTCCTCACCGCCGCTTCCCCTTCACGCTGGTCGCCAGCTTGCCGCGGCCGAACGAATACCCCTTCTGGATCTGGGCGCCCTTCAAGATCGCGACCTGCGCCTTGTTCGCCGCCGCGTCGGGATGCGGGACAGCGATCAGCGGGTCGAGCCCGGCCGTCTTGCGCGCCTGCGCGAGTCTCTGCCAGTCCGTCCGCTTGCCCATCAGAGGGATGCTAGCCAGTCGTCGTAGCGGCAGCCGTGGATCGTCCACAGGCTGTTCGGTATCCACGTGCCGAGCGTGGCCGACGTGAGTGCCCCGACTGCCACCTCCGTCGCCGCCGGGTAGCGGAACGTGCTGCGACTGCCGAGCACCTTCGCGACCTCGTCATAGTCGGACGGGCGCCACAGGTACACCTCTGACCCGGCTTTCGCTAGCCCGCTCATGAACACGATCTGCCGTTCGGATGGCTTGTTCTTCTCGGTCTTCAACTCCGCGAAGATCGTCCGGTCCCGCCACATCGTCCGGTCGGGGAAACCCGGGGCGCTCCCTTTCGAGCGAAGCGTGTGATAGCTCTGCCAGCCGAGAGTCGTGGCGACGCCTTTGTTGGCGCCGAAGACGAATGCGTCCCATTCCCGTTCGATCATGTTGCGGAGATCGATCGGCGCGTGGAGCGGCATCAGAATGTCTGCTCGTCCTGGAACATGAGCACTTGGCCGTACGTGAACTCTCGGCCCTCAGTGTCATGAAGGACGAGTTGCGCGAGCGGCACCGCCGAACCGGTGAGGGATGTTGCCGTCAGCCCGAGTACCAGTTCGGCGACTGTGCCGCCCAGCGCGGGGTCGAGTTCGACGTTCGACCCGTCTTGGAGAACCGCGCGAACCATCAGACCGGCAGCGGGTCGTCCAGCCCAGTGAGGCGTTGCGGCTGCGGCCAGCCTTCCGGCTCATCCGACGGTGGGGACGACGGCATCGGAACGGTGTTCAGCCCGGTCACGATCGTCTCGACCTTCGGCGTGCGTGGCTTCCAGGCGTTCTCGGACACCGCGACGCAGATCGGCGGCGGCGTCTTGCCGTAGAACAGCCGGATCGCGTGGTCGCGGTCACGTGCCTCTCGTGAGCCGACGAACCGCCAGACCATCAGGTTCTCGTCGGACTCCAGCACGTAGAACCGGGTCACGGTCGACAGCGGAGGCGCGACCAGTGTCGTCGCCTGATTTTTCGTTTCTGTCATGGCTACTCCTCCCCGATGACTGACCGCACCTGCGCCCACACCTCGGCCGAGATGACAGCGCCGCCGTCGCTGGTCGGCTGCCCCTGGTGCGCGACCAGGTTCAGGACTTCCAGCGCGCGCTGAGCGAGCGACGCGGGCCGGTCGATCACCGTCTGTTGGCCCTGGGTGGGTTCGCCGCTCTTCGCCTTCTTGATCTCGGCCCGAAGAGTTTCGCGATCCCAGCCGTTCACGACGGCTTCGTTCAGCCAGTACACCTGCTCCTCGCGGTCGAGCGCACGGACGGCTTCGTGGATGGTGAAGCCGAGTTCGACACGGCGCACGTCGAGCGGCACCGACCGGCAGAGAGACGCGTAGTTCTCCAACGTCGCGACTTTCAGGCCGGTGATGCGGTGCGCGACGTCGTACAACTCCTGCGGTGTCCCCTCGACCGCCTGCGCGTGGTCTTCGCCGAACAGGTCGGCGCCGAACGCGAGCGCGTCGCCGAGCCAGAACCGGGACGACTCTGCGAACTCGCCGATGTTGTGGAGGATGGTCGTCCAGGTGTCGAACTCCATCGCGGTGTCGGTCAGCACGAGGCCGCGCAGATGGACGCTGTCGGGCGGGAACAGGAACAGTTGGCCGACTTCGCGGAGCGCCGGGAGGCGTGACTCTGCGATCTTCAACGCCTCCGCACCAAGGGCGTCAGCCGGGGCGCTCTCGACAGGAGCAGCGGCAGCGAACTCGGCGTCGTCGGCGGCCTGCCGTGCCTGCTCCGCGAGCGCTTGCACTCGGTCGAGTTCCGCGATCCGGGCCTCTTCCTCGTTCGGCTCGTCGTCTCCGAGACTGGCTTCGGCGATGTCCTGCAGTACCTCAGCTTCGCTTTCGCTCATGGTTCTCCTTCATCGTTGGTTCGGAAGTAGCAGCCTACACCTGTGCCCGATAACGCGGGCGTTACTTGCCGCCCATCGGGTAGAGCACGGCGAGGGCGGCCACGTGCGCGGGGCGCGGGTAGTCGATCAGGCCGAGTGTCTTCAGGTTCGCAAGAAGTTGCGCGAATGTGCCGCCTCCCTTCGCCGTCACGGTATAGCCCGTCGCCGCTCCCAGATCGATGCGATTGACCGCATCTGGGTAGTGGAGGAGCAACTCGCGGAGAATCTTTCTCTCCGGCTCGGGCAATCGATCGAGCACGGCCGAGTGCATCGCCTCGTTCGTTCGGCCGAGGCCGGGATCTTGCGCCAGTGATCGACCGTGCTCCGTCAGCCGCACTGAACCGCGTCCCTGCTCGATGAGTCCCGTGCGGGTCATGTCGGCGATGATCTGCGCGAACGTGCCCCCGCCTTTCTTGCTGACCTTGTACCCGGCGACGAAGCCGGTCTGGATACGAGTCGGCTCCCCGATACCCATAGCCTCGAACCAGCCGAGCGCGTCCAGAACCTTCTGCTCTGGCGCCGTCACGCCGTTCGCAGAGATGTACGGCGTCACCGGCTTCTGCACCGGCCGATTGCCGACCGGTGCGGGACTCTCCCTCCGAACTGGTGCGTGGATGACCGGCGGTGGGATCGCGACCGTCTCGCCGATCTTGACAGCGAGAGCCGTAATGCTGCCGAGAGCCTCCGACAGACTCTCCTGCATGTTCGTCAGCCGCGCCAGTTGCGTCTCGTCCACGACCGGGGTAGGCACAGGCACTTCGACCAGCACCTCGACGGTCTGTCCAACCTCGATGTGCTCGGCGGTCAGCAGGCGTGCTTCGAGATCGCGGATACGCTTCTGGAGTTCCTTCGGGTCGCTGTCCTTCGCCCGTTGCACCGTCGCCTGCATCTGCTCGCCGAGCGCGTCGAGGTCGAGTTCAGTCCGTGCGGACGGCTCCTGCCGTGACTCGCCCGGCTTCGGCGTCGCATAGGAGTCGAACGTCCGGATGCGCCGCACCTGCACCTTCTGCAGCATCCCGCGGAGCGGCGACCACACCCAGGCGGTGCCGGTCGGGAGCGACTGCAGCGACTCGATGACGCCGGAGTCGTCACGGAGATCCTTGTCAGCGATCCAGCCCTTCACCGCCGCCCTTGAGCGCTCCGAGAGTTGCCGCATCGCGATCAGCGTTTCGATCAGGTCGAGCACGTCCTTGTTCAGCGCCTGAGTCCGCTGGGTAATCATCACGATCCCGAGTCCCCATGCCCGCCCGCGTTTCGCGATCGTTTCCATCGCCCCCAGTGAACGTGCTGTTTCGCCGCGGGGGTTCTGCGGGGCGAACTCGTCGGCCTCGTCCACAACGAGTAGCAGCGTCGTCCGTGCGCGGGCCTTGCGGCGGTGGAGATGCTCCAGGAAGTCAGCGACGAACTGGCGCGCCGCCGCCTTCGTCAGCAGGTCGGACAGGTCGAGCACGAACGAATGACCCGAGTCGACCACCAGATCAGCGATCAACTTGCCCGCGGTCGGCTCCAACGGCAGGTCGCCGTGCGGGCCGCCGAGGACGTACACCGGAAGCCCTGGGCCGTCACCTGCAGCGTTCGAACGGAGACCGTTGAAGACGCCATTTGGATCTATGACGACGAAGGGAACCTTCGCGGCATGTGCCTCTTCCAGGATCACAGCCGCCGTAAAACTCTTCCCGGCACCTCGTGTTGCCACGATGCCCACAGCCTCTGTGACGACATCAAGAGGGAGTGTGAAACCTCGTGCGAGATGGATGTCGCTCATCGCACGATCCTGTGGGCCAGCCGCCAGACAGTCGACTGCGATACGCCGAAGCGAGTCGCAACTGCCCGTTGTGTTTCGCCGTGCGCGACAGCGGCGCGCACTTCCTCGACCTCAGCATCGGTCAATGTCGCAAGATGCTGGTCGAACCCGCGATGGACTGGCGGTGGGCTGAGGCGCCCCTTCGACTTGCAGTCCTGCATGTTGTCTGCCTGTGTGCCGAGGAACAGATGATCGAAACGAACGCATAGCGGCGTGTCGCACTTATGAAGAACCCACAGATCGTCAGGCAGTTCGCCGCCGTGAATCACCCACGAGAGACGATGCGCGTACTCCTGCCGTCCGTCGTTTATCAGCGCGCCGTAACTGCTGCTCGTGGGGCCTGTCCAGAGCCAGCAGCCCTCGCTTCGCTGAACGCAATGCCAGAATCTCTCCTCGACGGTCGGATCAAGCGTGGTGATAGCGCGTCCGCTCACGCAACGTCCTGACGTTCGAGCGCGAGAAGCTCGTCGAGCCGTGCCTCTGTCTGCTCGCGCGTCAGATCCTCGTGGAGATACACCCAGGCGTAATAGCCCGCCACGAACGGCTTGAACCAGTCGGAGTGCTCGCTCGGATAGACACGTTCCATCACGACCTTCGACTGGATCGTCAGGTGACACCGCTGGCAAAGGGCCAGGAGATTCCACCAGGCCAGGTTCGATTTATCTCCATCGGCGTGATGAACAGTCAATATCCGCCATTCCCCTTCGGTGATGAACCCGTCCTCTACGAAGTGGGATGCGACCCCGTCGACGCCACCGTCCCACTTCTCGTCGTCGGGCATCCGAAATCGCACGTCGTAGCCGCCTCCGTAGTGGCGGCACTGCAAGTCGCAGCGCGACCAGCGCCCGCCGGACGGTTCGACGCCGAGCATCTTCGCGTCACCCTTCGGGATGTACGGGTGGAGGCAGCGGAGGCAGCGATGACCGGCTTCGAGCCTGACGCGCGCCTTGGCCGACCCCATGCCGAGACAGGATGGGCAGACATAGCCAAGCGCGCGTATCTGGGGACGCAGCCGCGTGATCGCCGCGTTGACGTTGAATAAGCCTGATTCAGAACCGTTCTCGTACACGGAGAGACCCGATTCGCGATGCGTGACCTTCACACCGTTCCCTCCCTGACCGGCGGAGCGAGAGATGGACGCCGTGCCGCGATCGACATCGTAGGCCCACGGATGAATCAGATCACCCGAGCCGCCGCACGTCTGGCAGCAGTTCCAGTCGGGTGGGTAGTCGTTGCGGAAGCGGGCGTCGTGTTCGCCGCGTGACCGTCTCGGCTCCTTGAAGATAGGAACCTCGGGATAGTCGTCAAGCTCGAACAGACGGTCACTCACAGGCGGTAGCAGTCTATCCGAACGAGGGCCGGGCCGCTACCCCTTCGGGCACTTGTGGCCGCGGCCGTCGGCACGGTCGAGTTCCGCCACGGCGCCGTCGTGGGCCTGCTGCTCAGAGTGGTCGTACTTCGTCAGCGCCTGCCCGCACGCGACGCATGTGGCGGCCCACCAGTCAGGCCCGTACCACTTCTGGTTGTACGTGCGGACCCGTGGGTCGCGGCCGTCGGGCGTTACCGCCTCCGTCTGCTCGTAGACGACCGTCTCGATGACCCCGTCGACTAGCCATGCCCCGGCTATCCGGCTTTGCTTCTTGCCCGCGCCAAGGTCAATACACATCGCCTCGTTGCCGCGGCTCTGTTTGCGGCGTATCTCGTCGCCGACGGTGTGACCTACCAGTTGCGGGAACGCGGAGCATTTCCTCTCGGCCCAGTCGGACCAGAGGATGCCTCCCTCGGCGTACCAGCCGCCCCGTGACTGGCCGCAAGCGTCGAAAACGGGGTTGCCCTTGTCCTCGCGCCACAGTTCCCGTAGCCGTGCTTCTGCGGCGGCGGCGGTCTTGAAGTGTCGGCCCCAGTAGGACGACAGTCCGGCATGGCTGACGAGCACCCCGTCGATGGCGATGCAGGGTCGAATCAGACCGCGCGCGTCGAGTCTGAGTAGATGCTCTCGAATCTCGGGATCACGGAAGAACCCGGAGAACCCGACGGTGATCGTGAAGTACGGGTGCTCGTGGTTGCCGACCAGGTAGACGTCGAACCATTTCTCCGCCATGCGTAGGCATCTGAGGTCGTCCTGGACGGAGGAGGCGACGCAGTTGCAGAGATCGCCGAGTTGTATGACCATTGTGTCGCGATCTAGCCGCCCGAGTTCGTCGGCGATGCCCTGACTCCTCAGCAAGCCATGAACGAGGCCGACGTTGCCGTGCGCGTCGGGGACAACGAAGGCTCTCACGCGCGCGTTACTGGTCGCGGTAGATGATGGCGGACGGGTTGTAGACCTCGGCGATCATCGCGCGAATCCTGAGCGCCTCAGACGTCGCGACCTTCAGCCCAAGCGTGACCCGTTCGGCGTCCTTCTCGAACGAGGCGTCGACGCGGCGCACGAGCCGCGCGTGCTCCTCGGGGCTTGCGCACTTGCAGCCTGAGCCTTCCGAACGGCGCGTCACGGGCACCGCCAGCCGAGGCCGAACTTGCGCTCGAAAACCCGCCACGGGTACCAACGGCCGTCGTGCCAGAAGCCCCAGTCGCGGCGAAGCGGCCCCATCAGGACGAGAGTCGTCGCTCCGTGCGGCCCGACCTCGGTGATATGCGAATGGGTGGCCGACCGGTAGCGAATCGTCGGCGCGTACACGCAGTCGATCGTCCCGTCGGGCTTGATGTCGTCGTAGCCGCCCTGGAGGACGAATGTCAGGAACGAGCGCGGATGATCGTGCGCGGCCCTGTCGCTTGCGCCTGGGAGGAACTTGTGCCAGAGCACCTTGAACCAGCGGTTGCTCACGAGCGTGCGGCGAAGCATGAGCGGGCACGCCTCGGGGCCGATGATCTCCCAGCCACGGCCGATCTTCCGAGCGGCCTGACCCGCCTGCGGGTCGAGAAGCCCGTCGAAGCCCGAGTCGAGCAGAGGGCTGCCGGAGCGCAGGGTTGCCGCCTCCTCGATGTCGGCCATCGGGTCGGCGTCCGGCTCGTCCCATCTCGCAGTCACGGCTTAGGCCGCCAGATGGCCCAGAACCCGCACGTCGGGCACTGATGCTGAACGTGCGTCCGCGCCTTCTTCTCCGCCCACGAGTGCCACTGCAGATATCCGTCAGGGGCCTTGGTGTGCTTCGACGCCTTCGGGCACTCGGCAGCGTTCCGGTAGCCGGGGAACGGCGGCGCGATCAGAAGCTCGGCGGGCGTGCTGGTCACGACGAGGCCTCTTCGTATGTCCGATGAGTTGAGATGCGGCGTGCCATTGCGATGAACTCATCCCCCGACATTCGGCCCTTCGTCTTATTGCAATGGAAGCAACACGTGACACAGTTGCTATCCGTATAGCCGAGTGACGAATCGTAACGGTCGATGCCGTTATAGGTGAACTGTCCGTAGGCTGAAGGTAACTTCGTCTGGTTCGCCGGAGGCTGGCCGCAGTAGAAACAAGACCTCCCGAACAAGTCGATCATCACCGCTCGCGATAGATCGAACGAATATCCACGCAGCCGAGCGCCCTGCTTGTAACTGGCGATGACACTGTTCATAGCCGCCTCGCCAGGAGCCAGACCATGCGTTGCACGAATCCGTTCAGCACGTAGGCAGCCGCAACTCTCGCGAGCGCCTCTCTTCAGCACATCTCCGTTGACTACCCTTTCCTTGCCGCACGTGCATCGACATCGCCAGTAGTGCCGAAGATGCCCGTCCTTCAGGCGCTTCTCTTTTTCGTATCCGATGACCGTCAGTCTGTTTACGACCAGCCCGGTCAAGTCTCTACGTTTACGCGGCATCTAGGCGGCGGATCTGTTTCTCACTTGCTTGGCACGCTCGGGGACCGGCAAGTCATAATGCGCGGAGAGCGTGATCCGGATCGCCTCTGCGGTGCCGCGCGGATAGACGGCACCGATCGCGCGTTCCAACTCGACCGGAAGCCGCAACATCAGATACCCCTTGTCGTCCTCCGGCTGCGACTTCCGAACGTTCGGCGTGTACGGCACCTTGAAGTGCTCGCACAAGATCAGGACGGTCAGATCGGTGAGGGACGTGCCGCGCTCCTGCGCGTCGGCGACCATCCGGGTGCGTAGATCGGGGTGTACGAACCACTCCTGGGTTTTGCGGGAGCGTAGAGCGACGTAGGTTTGCTCGGACTGTGAACTCATGGAGTAGCAGTCTACCTAAGCAACGGGCGACGTGCTACCCCGGCGAGTCACGCGGGCGTGAGGAAGAGTCCTCCGTCTGGTTCGGCGGGGCCGTTCGGTGTCGACGTGCCGCGGTCGTACCATCCTTGGACGCGGTAACTGCCAGGCAGGAGACGCTGCCAGTCAGGCTCGAACCCCGACACGGCAACATAACTCGCGTCCAGATGGGTGTCGCCCTCCAAGGAGTAGATGTCGAGCGAGTCGATCCCGTTGTTGTCTATCTCCCACTGCACGTAGCAGTTGTGATGCCACTCGTCCCCGATCGAAAGTCCGCCCGAGGAGCAGAAGGCATAGGACTGAGCCGCGCCGGGCCACCACGCGCACACTCGTGGGCATTCGGCATGGTGGACGATCTCCCACTCCTTCTCGCCGTCGCCTGGGTCGCTGATGACCAAGACGTGCTCCATGAAGCACGGGTCGTAGCCGTCGGGTTTACGCGGCCCAGGAAGTCTGATTCGCACGTCAGCGTCCATGAAGGATCTGGTGGATACGGGCAGGGCTGAGCGACGTCGCGGCGGCGATAGCGCGGATGGAGTGCCCGGCCGTGTGGGCGTCCCGGATGGCCTGGTCGCGGTTCTGCGACATGCGGGTGGCGTTCCGGGCGACCTTCGCGGCCAGTGCGAGCAGGTCGGTCATTGTTCCATCTCCGCCCATTCGCGGTCCGCATCCCAGATTTCAGGTGGGATCTTCTTAAGCTCGTCGGCGAGGCGTTTCATGTGCGGCAGAGACCTCTTGGCGGCTTCACCGATCTCGCGCATCGCAGCGTTCGTGTCAAGCGTAAGGAGCGTGAAGATGCGGGCGGCCTCGATAAAGACCCGGTTGCCACCGACGTAGTTGGCACGCGGCCGGTTGAACGCGACGACGCAGAAGGCCCAGAACAAGCCGAGCGCGGGGAATGCGAGCAGGTAGATCATGACTTCTCCTTCGGCTGTCGCCCGCCGCCGGGGCACGATTTGCCGCGACCCATGTGGCCGCCGAACGGGTTGAAGTGCCTCTTGACGAGACCGGCATCGTTCAGACGCACGATGATCCCGCACTCTGCGCAGCGGATGGGTTCAGTCATCGTCGTCACCCATTCCGATCGACCGGCGTTGCGCGTCGTGCTTCGCGACACGAGCACGTTCTCTGGCGAGCCGCTTCAACTCTTCACGTTCGCCCTTCGTCATCGGCTTCGGCTCCATCAGACCGCTCCGGCGATCACGTTGATGACGTGCGAGACGCTGATGCCGGTCGTCGTCTGGAGCGCGATGATGGAGATGAGCGCGATGAGCGAGACGATCATGGCGTACTCGATGAGCGCCTGTCCGCGCTCGTGATGGAGACGGCTGTTCATAGCCCGTCCGTTCCCCAGTCGTAGGGGCGGCTCGGCCAGTTACCGAGATACCTGCGCCGCATGACGTTCTGGCGTTTCTCCTCCCCTTCAGACCAGACGATCCAGCAGGCGCACGCCCAGAGAAGCGCGAGAAGGCCGATGATGGCAAGAAACCAGTAGACGCCGTCCGCGATGCCGGATGGGATCGTCATAGTCCACGCTCCTGTCGTCGTAGTCGGGTGGCCGCCCGCAGGATGCGGCGGTCGTCGGGGTTGCGCCGGTCGAACTCGCAGGCACGAACCCACGAGAGGGTGTCGTCCAGCAGGTAGCCGGTCGGGCGCCGGTCGGCGAGGTCTTCGAGATAGGCCGGATCGAACTCTTCCGGCTCGATGCCTCGACCCTTGCAGCGCGGGCACGCGTGGCCGCCATCCTCGTCGAAGTCGCCGCCCGCGCCGTCACACTCGGAACACGGGTACTCGCCCGTCAGATGGGGTTCGTTCCCCGTCACACCTGGTGGGTAGTTAGACAGACTCATACTTCGCCTCCGTTCGATTCGGGCAACCCGTGCGTGAATGAACGCGACCGGGTAGGCCGAGGCACGTACAGCCGTTCTCCGTGAGCGTCGATCGGAACTCAACGATTTCGGCGTCTCTGCCACGAGGCGGGGAAACCTTGACGCCGTCAGCGATGTCCTCGGCGACCCTGGATGCGATGCCGGAGTCGGGAGAGTCGAACTCGACGCGAATCGTGATGTCAGCGCAGTACCTCATCAGTAGACCTCCTTGGTCGCGATGGCTCCGGGCATGTGCCGGATGGTGTCGTACGCGGCTCGCTTCTCGTCGTAGCTCGCGGGCAGATCGAGCATCTCGTCGCCGGACGCGCTGACGTAACTCGTGATGCCTTTGCCCGGCTCGAAATCAAGCTGCCAGCGAGGCGCCTGCACGTACGGCGCGCTCAGCGTGACGGTCATGCAGACCGTCTTGCCGCGTCTCGCGTCAGCGATCATCACCTTGTCGCCCGCGACGATCTCACTGATCCGGACGGTCTTGCGGTAGGCGGCGACCCAGGCGGCCTTCGCGGCAGCGCCCTTCTTGGTCAACTTGATCCCGGAGCCGCCGCAGCCGTAGCAGACGGTGCCGTGCATCATGTTGAAGCTGTAGTGGCCGGACCCGGCGCACCGTCCGCACGTCGCGGTCTCGAACAGGTCGGTGGTCTTCATTTTCTTGGGGCTTTCGATGATCTCCATGTCTAGAATCTTAGACGAGGTGGGGCCGCTTGTCTAGCAGGCTTTACAGACCGTCGCCGCGGCACCAGAGCCTCCAGGATGGCGCCCTCGTCGGGGCCACGGCGGAGCGTGACCTTCTCGCGGCCAGCAGCAGAGAGCGGCGCCGCGCGCCAGACGTCGAACTCGACGATGATCCCGCCGGAGAGGAAATCAGACGTCCAGCTATCGGCGAACTGCACGACCTCCCCCACCTTCAGGGGGCAGCGCGGCCCTGCGGTTTTGACGACGTAGTCGACACCGCGCTCGGGCAGAGACTCCGTGCGTCGCACGGTGCCAGCCGGATCGTCGAACCGCTCGATCATGCGAGGGATTCCTTCGCGGCCTTGACGACGGTGCGCCATGCGCGCTCCGTCCCGTCGGAGCCGGAGAGCCAGACGCAGTGGAGCGCGGCGATGGTGGTCACTCCACGTTCGGCTTCGCAGCAGAGTTGGTCGCGCACCTCGTCGATGGCGCGCTCCAGCCGGGCGCCCGTGTGCCCCTTGCCGCGCAGACGGTGGGCGATCGAACGGCCCCGTGATGATGTTCTTTTCTTTCAACGTCATGTCTATGATTCTATACGAACTTGGCCGTTTGTCTAGTCTCCCGCGCTGCTCAACTCACGCGCGCGTGACCCTGCTTCGAGCGCTGGCGCCAACTGAGCGCCGCGCATCTCAGCCGCCCGCGCTTCACGGTAAAGCCGCCCGAGTCAGATGACGTGCTTCCACGTTCGACGCAGAATCATGTCCCTGATCGTCGTGTTCTACAACACCATAACTCCTGCCCAGCGAACGCATCGACTCGCCGGATTGATGACGGATGCGTATCTCTCTAACGGTCGCTTCATCGAACTTCGCAAAAGGAAGCTCTGCGCCGCGTTTTATGAACTCCGGCTTGCGACGTGACGGGTTCTTGTCACCTAGCAGTTTCTTGGACATGGCTGCTCTGGGTTCGATCAGACGGCCTTTTTTAATCGCATCCTGGGAGTTGTCTGCCCCTGTACCGAGAAAGAGGTGGCCTGGGTTCACGCAGCGCGGATTGTCGCAGTGATGTAGAACCAGGAGTCCCTCGGGGATTTCTCCGTATGTGACCTCCCACGCCACTCGATGGGCAAGAGCCGTCTTGCCCTTCACCTTGAACTTCCCGTAACTGATCTGGTTCCCTCGGCGATTAGAAGTCGCCAGCCAGATCCAGCATCCTTCTGAATCTCGTCGGTCAACCTTCATCCAGAACCTCTCGGCGAGAGTCAGGGTCTGAACGAAGCATCCACCCACGGAAACGACGGGCGCCCTCATCGAGAGATTTCCCTTCTGTCGGCTGCTTCGATTGCGGCAGGCACGTCTAGCGTTACCTCTCTTATCTCGCGACCGCGCATGTCACGAAAGAGTCGCAGAAACTGACCTCTGACCACACCCGGCTCGTCGCTACTACTGAACGCCCTCGACCCACCGACAAGGTCAAGTGCTTGCCTCACCAATGGATGAGGCGCAGGCGCGCCCTCAGCGCGTTCTAGCGTGCTCTGGCGGGTCCACGCGACGAGGGCTTGCACCTGGCCGAGCGCTTCGGCTTCGTTCGGCAGGCCGAGCAGATGCTCCGCGCAGGCGGCGCGTATCTGGCCGAGCGTGGGGAACCGGCGCGGGTCGGCGGAGGTGCGGCAGAGATGCACGACGGCGGTGTGGAGCAGGTCGACCGGTACGTCTGCGAGGTCGTGGAGGTAGTAGCGGAACGTGTCGGGCGGCACGTTCGCTTCGTAGAACGCGAGCTTCAGTTCCGCGAGCGCCTCCTGGCGCGTCACGGCTTCTCTCGCCAACGCCAAACCGGGCTGCCGAGCAGCGGCGTCCTGTGATCCAGGCGGCGTTCGGCGGTCTCCAGCCACAGCCAGCGGCCCGCGTCGGTCTTGTGAGGCACGAAAGCGAACACGGGATGCCAGCGCTCCAGCCTCTTCTCCCGCGCGATCATCTCGTCGAGTCTCACGGCTGCACCATGTTCCCAAACTTCGCGAAGCGGCGACGCTTCCTGCCTTCGCGCTGGCGTCGGTTGACGCAAGTTCTGCACGCACGATGCCCGGATGGCGTCCTGATCGTATTCTCCGGGGTGAAGGGGTGGTCGTGCTTGCAGACTTCCGGGGGCTTTCTATGGGCACGAACCTCTTTCGCTGAAGGCCGCAGACCAACCCGAACGTCGTACTCGTAGTGGTGCTTCGGACAGAGTTCAACGTAACCAGACTCGTCGTGGTACTGATGCGTCAGATGAGCCATGTGGGTGCGACCGACAAAATCGCAACCTTCCTGCGTGCATCTTCCGGTCGCAGCCTTGCGAGCGCGGAGATGAAGTGCCTTTTCGCCAGCTTCTGTGCCTTTCCAGTTGGTTACACCTTCCCCGAAGATTGGGTTGGCTCGTCTCATTTCGATATCGCACTGACGGCATTTAGCCGCGCGTTTCGCACGAAGACCGCGCCCGCACTCGCATGGGATCATCTTCATCGTCCTCCCTCCTGTGCGAGATTCCCAAACTTTGCATATTTCGAGATGAACGCGAGCTTACGCATCCCGGTCGGGCCGTTCCGGTGCTTCGCGATGTTCACCTCAGCGATCCCGGCCGAGTCCGTCTCGTCGGGGTAGTAGTACTCGTCGCGGTACAGCATCAGCACCACGTCGGCGTCCTGCTCGATCGACCCTGACTCGCGGAGGTCGGACAGGATCGGCCGTTTGTCGTGGCGTTTCTCGACGTCACGGGAGAGTTGCGACAGCGCGACGACGGGCACGTCAAGTTCCTGGGCGAGCACCTTCAGCGCCCGGCTGATCTGTGACACCTCCTGCTGCCGTGACTCGAACCGGCCGCCGCTGCCCATCAGTTGGATGTAGTCAACCGCGACCATGCCAAGATCCGGATGCTTCGTCTTCAGGCGCCGCGCCTTCGACCGGAGTTCCGTGACGGTGATCCCGGCTGACTCCTCGACGAACATCGGGGCGTTCGCGATCCGGCCGGACGCGTTCAGGACGCGCTCCCAGTCGTCGCCGTCGAGCCGCATCGGGGTCTGTATGTGCTGCGAGTCGACGGCCGCCTCGGACGACAGGAGCCGTTGCGACACCTCCCACCGGCTCATCTCCAGGGTGAACAGCGCGACCGGGGTCGGCGGGTCGATCCGGAGCGTGGAGTGCGCGAGCATCCCGAGAACCATCGCCGACTTCCCTATCGAGGGGCGAGCCGCGATCACGATCAGATTTCCCGGGTGGAGACCCGAGGTCATCCGGTCGATCTCGGTGTAGCCGGTCGGCACCCCGATCACGGCCTTACCCGCCGCGGCCAACTCCTGCAGTCGCTGGACCGTCTCCGTCATCATCTGGGAGGCGGTCACGAACTCGTGGCGGCGCGAGCGGGCCTGCGACAACTCGAACACCATCCCCTCCGCACGTTCGACCAGGTCGCCGATCTCGCCGGGCCGTTCGTAGCCGAGCCGTGCGATGTCGGACCCGGCACGGATCAGGCCGCGCAGGGTTGCCATCTCGTGGACGATCCGGGCGTAGTGGGCCGCGTTCGACGTGGCCGGGACGATGCCCGCCAACTCGTAGACGCGCGCCTCCCCGCCGACCGCCTCCGTCTTGCCGAGCTTCGCCAACTCGTCAACGACGGTGATCTGGTCGACCGGGTCGCCACGGCCGTGCATCGCCAACATCACGTCGAACAGGGCACCGTGGCTCTGCCGGTAGAAGTCGACCGGGGTGACGAGTTCGGTGCAGACGCCGAGCGCGGACGGCGACAGCAGCGACGCGCCGAGCACGTGTTCTTCGGCAGCGAGATCCTGAGGTGCGGGCGGGGCCTTCTCAGGCATCCGGGAACGCCGCCATCTGCGCCGCTGACAAGCCGCCTTTGCCGTTCAGGTTAGGCATCTGCTCCAAACCTAGCCAGTAGGACTGGAGCGACAGAGCCGTCATCATCCCGGCAACCTTCGCCGGGTACATCGCCGCCTTGGCGCGTATCGCCGACGCCAGCGCCGCCGCGAACACATCTGGCTCCTCGTGGCAGCGAGCACACCAGTTCGTTCCGCGCGCCTCATCCTCTCGGACGCATTCCACCCAGAACTGCGCGATGATGCCCTGCGTCGTCTTGCCGCCGTACAGCGCCGTGGTCGTCCGATCCCGTGACGCTTTGCTCGCCAGGTCTGTTCCCGGCACCACTTCGGCTAGGGCGTCGAGCGGCAGGTTTCTGCCGTTGACGCGGGGTATCTTCGGTGGGGTATCGAGCGCGGCGTCAGCCGCTATCTCTTGCCTTTGCTCTTGATCTTGCACTTGAACTTCTTCTTTTCCAGACAAGGATCGCGCGTGAGGTTCCTCATCGGTGAGGGTAGACGCATGGGTGCGTCCAGGGGGATCAACGAGCGCCCAGACGTTCGGCAGGTTGACCTTGCCGACCTTCTGGACGTCAATCTCCAGAACGCCTATCTCGGCGAACTCGTTGACGTATCGGTCGAGTGTGGCAAGCGACACACCGGCCTGCTCAGCGATCTCCTTCCGCGTTGCGGAGAACCCGTCACGGGCCGCAGCGCCGCCTTTCGAGTTAGCCGTCTCGGTGAACACCAGATAGATGCCCAGAGCGGTGCTGAGTCGTGCTGCCGCGAAGTGCTCACGTACGGCTTTTAGAGCATCGAGGCTTTGGTAGCAGAAGGCCGGTCTACGCCTGTCCGTTACGGCGGAGGGTTGCGCGCTCATTGGGGGCGCGACTTCGGTCGGTGAGCGCCACCGTGAAAGTGGATTGCAGAATGACACGGCCGACAGAGGACGATGAGGTCTTCGCGGTCCTCCTTGCCGACGTTCGCATAGTCGCGATGGTGGACATTGAGTGATCGACCGCTGCCGCACGTGGCGCACTTCCCTTTCGCTCTATCGAGTGCCCACTTTCTCTGCTTCGACCATTCCGGTGAAGATAGGTAGTCCCCGTACTGCATCGCCCGCAGTTCACCAACGCGCTCACTGGACCCGTCCCCCATAGAGGCAAGGGGTGAGTAGACGGATAGTTGCTCATCGACAGCGATGAGCGCCTGGTTGTAACTCTCGCTGCTATACGGGTCATCCTCGGTCGCGAAAAGGAACTGGTACGTGAGGAAGGCGCTGCAAAGATTCGAGTCGGCGGTGATCTCCAGCCACGTCCGCCACGCGCCGTCTTCGCGCGTCGGCTCGTAACCGAATCGCTGAACGAAATCAGCTACTAACGAGTCAATCGGGGATCCGTAATCGTGCCCAGTGAGTGGCGTGCGCTCACTGTCAGCCGGTGCCTGTGGCATACTCTTACCTCTCGATCGGTTGTTTTGAAAAGAGTCGCCTACTGGAGAGCGGGCGGCTCTTTTCGTTTCTTAGGGGCGCCAGTATCGCACGACGCCCGGCGGAAGTCTACGGGACCCGTGAACAGAAGATGCCGCACGGAGCGGTCACGCGGGCGTTACCCGAGGATGCGCTGCTTGCCGGGTGCGAGATAGTGGTACGTCTCCCACCACCCGTCACAGCCGGGACGTGCGCAGACGCGCCACGACTCCATCAGCGCACCGATGTTCGGGTCGTAGTCGTGTCTCTCCGGCCCCCACTTGTGGCCGAGGAGACGACACCGCCACGTCTTGACCGGGTACGAGAGTACGTAGAGGGCATCGCGCCAGCCCGCATCCCGTGACCAACGCAGGAAGGCAATCGGCCTCACGTCTCCGCCATGCAGTCGCACTCCTTACCGGCGTGGTCTTCGACCTCGTGAACGCGCTTCCACAGCCGAAAGTAAACCGGCCCTATCTCGTCCGGCAGTTCGCCGCCTGGAGGCAGTTCCCCGTCTGCAAGCTCGACGTCGCGATCAAGCAGCGCCGTCCTCACGTCGAGGAACTCCTCCGCCTCGACGCAGTCGTCCGAGTCGACCAGCATCCGTTTCGCCTGCCCGCGCGTCTCCGCGATGAAGATCCCGCACGGCACGTAGAACTCGCCCGGGTCGGGCCGCTCGTAGCTCATCCCGGCCGTGCGCCCTTCCAGATGGCACCAGTAGGCGTTCACAGGATTCTCTCCCAGGCCGACTGCTCCTCACACGATCTGCACAGACACCCGAGCATCCCACGCGCGTGATCCCAGCAGAAGCAGCCGCGCAGGGGACTCAGGTCGCCCCAGATACGAACGGCAGCCGCCTCTCCGCAGCCGCCCATTTGGCAGACAGTCAGAACAGCCACCTCGGCATTCGCTATGGCAGCAGACCTTTCGTTCACGGCTTCCTCATGTCCGCCAGCGCCCGGGTCAGGTCAAGCGATGCACGCTTCGCCGCCGACGCCTCCTTCGACCCGCTGATCGACAGATACTGGGGATGCTCATGGGAGCGGTAGCGCACTTCCAACTCGTCGACGCGGGCCACGAAGCGGAGCGCCTCCTCGCGCGCCCGCGCGTACTTCGACGGCATCAGAACCACCCGGTCGCTCACGTCTTCGCCTCCTCTTTCGGACGTTCGATGCCGGGCGCGTACCGCTCCTCGCGATACAGGAACGTCGAGAGGAAATCCTCGATCTCCTCCGCCGACAGGCCGCGCTCCGCGAGTGAACGCTTCATCACATAGGGCGTGTGCGCCCAGTAGCGGAAACAGTCGCTGCGGTGCCGTTGCGGTGCGTGGAAGTGGAACGTCAACCAGACATGCTTCGCCCGGTCGGCGGCTTCAACGTCCCACGGGATACGCAGTTCGCAGACGAGGTCCTCGTCACGCAGATGGGTCGTCGCTCGCTCCTCGACCGTCATGCCGACGAGATAAGCGCACCCGTCGCAACTGATCGCGGGCTTCGTGACCGTGGTCTTCATGACCCCACCCGCGATGCCGCGTAGACGCCCTTTCGTGCCACCCACACGTCGACCATCAGCGCCGACGTCCGGTAGTCCAGACCGCCGTCAGGGTCGCCGCCGACGCCGCAGAAGTGAGCGTGGTCGATCAGATGGCCGATCCCGCCGAGCACCGAACGGAGCGAGCACTCACGGTGCGCGTCGACGTTGTTGATGTCGGCGCGGTCCTCGTCGGGCAAGACCGGCTCGTCACAGAGATAGCACCTCATGATCGCCTCCACCCGTCGCGTATGACGATCTGGAAGACGTTCCCGGAGCAGAAGCCGAGCCACGCTCCGACGAGCAGCGCGACGGCGATCATGACGCCTCCTCGCCGAACGGGATCTCATCCGCCGCGGCCTGCTCACTCGGAGAGAGGCCTGGTAGCCCGCCGCCGGGTGCGTAATGACCGAACACGGGCCGCTCGTCCTCGTCGGGACTCATCCGCCACTCAGGCCCCGGCAGCGAGATACCGTCCAGGACGGCCGCCCACGCCTTCTGCACGTCCGTACGGGACACAGGAGGCATCTGGGCCGGGTCGACCGCTTCACGCAACGCCACAACCGCGGCGGCGGCCTTGGCGCCCAGTTCGGCCTTCTGCTCGCCCGTGAGCGCCGACGACTCGCGCACCTTGTAGAGAAGCTCGGACGCGTCCTGCACCCAGACGGGCCAGCCGAGCGAGTCACCGTACACGGCGGCCCACTCGAAAATCTCCGGCCACGACTTCGGCGCCGCGGGCTTCGCTGCACGTCCTCGGCCGCGAGTCTCCTCTGCCGTCTCGCCGTCAGGGTCGGCGAACTCCTTGCTGGATACCGCGAACGACTGCGCGAGCATCGACTTGAACGCCATCGTCATCGCTTTCGACGTCGCCTTGTCGCCCATATCGGTGCCCTCACCGTACGACGACCCCTCCACGAAATCCCCGGCGGCCCCGTAGAACCGATATCCGACGTGCAGGCTGACCTCGTACATCGTCTTGCCCTGACCGGTCGTCCGTTCGCTCGTGACGCGCTCCAGGATCGTCGGCAAGCAGAACACGCCGTGCTTCGCGAGGAGCGGGTTCAGCGCGTTCATCACATCGTCGTGCCCGCGGAACATGAAGTTCTGTTGCTCGTTTCGACTGTCCTTCCCGATCGCCGGTAGCTCCGCGAGCACCGCCCACATCCGCTGGTAAATAGTGCGATCGTCGAACGCAGGCTCTCTCCACGGGGTAACGATCTCCTCCACCATCACAGACTCAGTCATCTCTCCTCCGTCCGGTCGCGCCATACAAGCTCGACCAATCGTCTGTAGAGCGGCTGACTCATCAGCCACTGTTGCGGGGTCATCCGCTCGTGCGCGTCGAACTCCCGGTCGAACTCGTGGCTTGCCATCTCGGCGGTCGGGGCCGGGCCGTACAGATACTCGGACGCCACCATGTCGTGCAGCGTGACCGCGTGCCTTCGTAGCCATCGTCTGACGTTGGCCCGGTGGGTCGGCTTCATCATGTCGAGACGTGTCCGGCAACCGTCGTTCGTCGTCCAGTACGTCGCCTGGGACAGCGTCTCGAACAGATCGGCCATCAGAACGTTGCGTCTCCGAAGTCGGAACCGTCGGGCGCGTCGTCACGGCCCCGCGAGTTGAGGAACTGCACATTTTGCGCGACGACCTTGATCTTCGACCGTTTCTGGCCGTCCTTCTCCCAGCGGTCCTGCCGGATCTTGCCGTCGACGCCGACGAGGCTGCCTTTGCCGAGATGCTGCGCGCACGCCTCCGCCTGCTTACCCCACACCGTCACGTCCACGAACGAGGCATAGTCCTGCCACTCCCCATCGACCTTCTCGCGGCTGTTCATCGCGATCGAGAACTCACAGACGGCCGTGTTGTTCCCCGCCGTGTACTTCACGTCGAAGTCGCGCGTGATGTGGCCGATCAACAGCACACGGTTAATCCCCTGAGGCATCAGATGGCTCCTTCCGTCGAGGTGAAGAGGGGCGGTCCGGAGCAGTTGTCACCCTGCGCGTTCAGCGTGCCCGCGGCGAACCGCGCATCTATGGTGACGCGCAGAGAGGGGTCGTCTTTGGCGCACGCGAATCTCTCTCTCATCACGAGGTACCGGCAGCAGGCGCTCCCCTTCCCGATCCTGCACACGTCCGTGACGTGCTGCGGCTCAATCGGTTGCGTCATCAGCCGGTCGTCCTTTCGGGCAGGGCGGCGAGGAGTGGTTCGTCGCACACCCACTCGTAGTCCTCAACCGTCTCGGTCACCGTCACGACCGGCGCAGCCGGGTCGGGCATCTCTCTCGTGACTTCACGCGTGCCGGTCACGACCTTGCGGCACACCGTGTCGCGATCGGTGAACGCCTCCACCGTCACGCCGCCGAAGTGGCGCTGCACGTTCATCCATTTGTCGTCCGCGCTCTTTGTGCCTTTACCGATCGCCCGGACGCTCTTGGCGAACTCCTCCGCGTTCATGGCGTAGAGACGGAAGAAAACGGTCGCGCTCAGCGCGAAGGTCTCCTCTTCGAGGAACTCAGCGTTGGCGTCTACCCAGTCCGCGAAGTCGCGCAGCCCGGCGCTGTACTCAGAAGCGGTCATGTCGTCGCCTCCTGTGCTCTGCGTTTCAGCCACTCGTCGAGCGACCGTAGGACTGTCGGTTCGAGGATGATCGTGTTCGTCTCCGAGATGCCGTCCTCAGTGGTCAGCACGACGTCTCCGCCTTCCTCTTGCACGTACACCGCGTCCCCGAGGTACTGCTTCTCCATCGACACCCCTCCCCACTTGATTAGGTAGCACGCTACCACATGGGAGGACGTGGCGCTACTCGTCGTCGAAGCTGAGGGACGAATGCCCGGCCAGCCACGCGCTCCTGAAAGCACTCCCGAAACCAGCACGATTCCTGTACGGGCACAAGTCACGCGGATTACCGGCCAGCGCCACCCGGGCACCCGCTAGATAAGCGCTCTGGAGAGGCTGTGAGCGGCTGTAGAGCCTTGCGGCGCGCTGGGACGCCCTAGCGATCTCTGAGTCGCTCACTCGTCCACCTGGGGCCGTACAGCGTCTCGGGCGCCCGATGCTTCACAGACGAACACGATCGCGCTCGTCGGGGTGCGGTCGCCCTCGTAGGCGATGCCGCGCCCTGGGTCGTCGAGACGTGCCGCGAGCCGGTCGCAGTTCGCCTGGGTGCCCTCGTACACGATCTTCCGTTCCGGTGGCCCCTCGGTGAACTCCATCAGGTAGCCGCACACCCAGTCGCCGTCAGGCACGACGCCTCCGGCGTACGCGTGACCATCTCAGCCGTCGAAGCCCGTTGCAGAACAGTCTCCGCCGCCACGGGACGTCCGCGCCGAAGAACAGCGTTCCCCAGCCGTAGTACGGCGGACCCGCAACGCAGCCGTCAGCAGGATGCGTTCCCGGTTCGCAGTCGCAACAGTCGCACCAGTGCGGCCCCTTATGGCCGTGCGGCCGTTCGCAGCCATGCGACCCCCAGAAGACCCGGCAGCCCCGCACGTGACCGTCCGGGTTCGCGTACCCGGAGTAACGGGTCGCCGCCTCGTCGCTCTCGTCGAACCAGACCATCGAGGAACGAACATCGTCGGGAGCGCAAGTGGGCGGGACGTCGGTCAAGCGTTCGGCCTGAACGTCGGCGCCGCGTCGGTTGTCCGACGTCCCGCCCACTTGCGCTCACCGCACTGGCAGCGGCCCGGCACCGACGCGAACACATGCACGTAGTCGGAGCAGCGCCTCTGCACCTGACCGTCGCTCCACCGCGGCGCGTCCTCGGCGTCGAGCGGACGCCGCTGGAACGGGATCACGTTGTACACCACCCCGGCCTGGTCTTGCGTCGCCCGCATGTAGCAGGTCGGCGATCGGTCCCAGTCGCCGTGGCAGTAGCGCACGTCACCGATCGACGCGAGTCCCGCCGCCGGTTCCTTCCCGCACAGCCCACACTGTTCGCTCACGGGTAGCAGCCTACCACCCTGGCCCGAACCGTGCTAGGGTCGGCCGGTCACGAAATCGACACGAGGAGGACAGAGCAGCCGCACCAGCACGTCGTAGGGCACGCTGACCGCCCCGCAGGCGCAACACCGGGCGGCCGTGCGACACCTTGACACTGGAGAGACTTGAAACTCACGCTTGCAATCCTGGCCGTAACCGTCGCGGCCCTAACCCTGACGGTGAACGCAACACCGGCAAGCACCCACGCCATCGCCCGCTCGCCGCATAAACACCGCCCAGCACATCACGGCTGGCACGCCCCTCCCTCTTGGCTCGTCGGCGCAATCTGCGTCCACGAACACGAGTCAGGCGACTGGCACTACGGCCCTGCACATCATCCCTCAACCGGGGCATCGTGGAACGGGTATTACAACGGTTTCCAGTTCACCCTCGGCACCTTCGAGCGGGCCGAACGCCTCACCGGCATCCACGCCGACCCCGAGTGGGCACCTATCCCCGTTCAGGTCAGGCTCGCGTACGCGATCTGGCACTCAGATGGCGGCTCGTGGAGGGAGTGGCCGACAAGTTCGCGGCTCTGCGGCCTCCGCTGAACTAACGCGCGCGTGACCCGGGACGTCGTGTCGTCCGGCGCAGTCGCCATGATGCTGAGCCGTGAGCGACGACGGGGCCTCGCCGTTCCAGCCCGGGAGCCGGGTCCGTGAATGCGCGACCGGTCAAACCGGCGTCGTCCACACGTACATCGTCACGACCGGGGCCATGCTCGTCCTGCCCGACGGCGGCGTCCTCACGATCACGACAGTCGAACTGTGGGAGGACGAAGCCGACCCGTACGTCGTCGAGACGGTGCCGCTCGCACGGGTGCTGGAAGAGTTCGTGACGAACTGGCGGAAGACCCGGCCGTCGACCGCCGGTCAGTGGGGCAGCGACAACCGCGGCCCGAACCACGTCGAACCCCTGTCGGCCTTCGAGTATCTGCACGAGCGCGGCGTCACCGACTACCAGATCCGGAAGGTGCGGGCGCCCGACAAGTTCCCGCACACCGAACTACGCGTCGCGGACTCGCTCGTGGCGGCGATCGGGATGCCGGAGATGTTCTACGACGGCACCCTGAACATCGCGCCGAACCCCGCCTCACCGCAGTCCCTGACGGGCAGCGGCGAACCCGAAGCCGCTTAGACCGGCAGCCTCACGTACACCAGGTCTGGTGCGCCGTGCGCGCGCTGGTACGCCGCCTGCCACGAGAGCGTGCTGTCCGACGGGTCCATCCGGCCGCCCATGTTGACGCATGACCAGTCGCCGTTCTTCAACTTGCTCCGCAGGATCGTGACGTGCGCACCCGCAGGCTTGGTCGGGCCGACGAACACCACCCAGTCGCCCGGCTGCGCCTGGTTCGCCGTGATGTGCGGCAGCGCCGAGAGAATCGCCCCGGTCGCGCCATCACTGTCGAACAGCGGCTGCTGCGGGCCGAAGATCGGATGGGCCAGACCAGCATGGGCGCCGCACCCGATCGCGTGACCTGAACAATCGCACGAGAACCGCACGCTGCCGTCCCAGCGGAGCGGCGCAACACGGAACCAGTCGCGCTCGCCGGGATCTTCACCGATGAGTTCGCTGTACAGGAACAGACCCTTGTGTACGACCGTCAGGTCGGCGATCTGGAGGAACAGATTCCGGAGCCGCTGCTCCTCCAGCATGGTCGCCTCGAACGTCATCAGGTGGACGCCGAGCGCGTCGAAGTACGGCTCCAGAACCGTGTGGGCGGGCAGCGTGTAGATCGGGTCGCTCAGCAGCCCGTGTGCGCCCTTAAACGACGACAGCACCAACTGGGCCGCCTTACCGAACCCGTCGGTCTTCAGGCTCATCCCATGCGTCCCGTGCGCCCAGTCGGCCAGCGCACGCTTCACCGCCCGGCAGTCGAGACCACTCGCGCCCGGGCCGAACTGGCGCGGGTACGGGACCCTCAAACGAACCTCAACCGGCGGGGAAGGGTCACCCGCCGGTAGCACAGGCGTAGGCGTCGTCATCTGGTCAGGCGTTCCGCCACGTCACGCCGCCGCCTTCGGGGCCGTAGTCGGACGGCTCACGGTGCGGGACGGACGTCAGGATGCCCGTCACGCCAACGATGGAGAGGTCGAGAACGTCCGGGCTGTGCTCCTTCACGACGAGCGCGTAGATGTTGCCGCCCTCGTCGTTCGGGCCGCTGCCGTCGTTGTAGAGAACGTACGTCGCTGCGGTTCCGATCATGGTGCCCCTTCCGTCAGAGGTGCGTTACTCCCACCAGTGAAGCAGAAGCGCGGCCGTGACGGCGACGAACCCGCCGTCGACCCAGGCGGCCTGATTCCCTGAATGGATCACCTCGTTGGTCGCGATCAGCAGCGCAACGACGAAACAGACGAGTGCTGAGAATACGGCCAGGAGGGACAGATTGTTGCGGCGTGTGACTGTCATGTTGCTCCCTTCGGTAGGTCGGCGGCCCGTCTCCCGTGATTCGCACCTTCGCCCGAGAGCTTCGCCGCCAGTTCGGTCATCACAGCGGTCTGTGATTCGAGCAGAGTCCCGATCCGTGCGAACTGTTCGAGGTTCGCCTGATGGTGATCCTCGTTAAGCTTCGCCAGATCGGACAGGTCGGTGCGCGACTCCAACGTGACGATCCGTTCCCGGGCGGTCTGTGCGAGCGCCTCGGCTTTCGCGGCCTGCTGGTTCAGCCGATCCTTGTCCGCCATCAGATCCTCGATCCGGGCCTGGCGGCTGTTCGCGAGGTCCTCCCACGTCTCCGCGGCCTTCGTCGCCGTCGCGAGGTTCACCTTCTGCTTCGACCCGTACCAGGCCGTCGCGATACCAGCGACGAGCAGCACGACCGCGGCGACCTCCTCGAACAGGCCGCCGGTCGAGATGACGGCTGCCAGCCAGCCGAAGGAGGCGATGGCGGTACCGATTAGTTCCTTTGGGTTCATACCGAAGATCATCGCCGCTACGGGCTGATTGTAGTCGGGGACGGGACCGGAACCGACTGCACGAAAACGGTCGTGATGCCGCCGCCCGGGGACGTGGTCGCCGGTTTGAGCGCCCGGTAGGTCGTGAAGACGAGCAGCAGAGCCACGAGGACAGCGGCGCCTGTCGCCGCGATCTGCATACCGGTACCCCAACTGCCGCGCCGGTCGGTCTTCGCCTCGGTCTGGTACTCCTCCCGCACCACCCCACGGCCGAGTGCCGCATCGACGCGTCCCTGCCACTCGTCACGCTTGTCTAGTTCGGCCTTACGTTGCGCCTCGTTCGCTGAATAGGTGTCCTGCGACACCGAGTTCTCAGACACTTTCGCGACACGGGCGTTCTCATGGTTCAGATCGCCGAGGTGCCGTTCGATGAAGAACCAGATCGTCGCCCCGATGACGGCCGCGAAAGCGAATCGTTCGTTGTTCAACTTCCGGTCAGCCCAGATTTTCTCGTTGAAGAACTCTTTGAGGCTGATGTCGGTGGCGGACGAGGAGCCGTAGGCAGGGGCAGTGGAACGACTCGCCCCGCCCCCATCGTCGACTGCCATGACCGGAGGGTACTACGGGTCTCGCGTCCTACGGGTCTCGCGTCTTATTCGCTGCCACGTTGACTCGTTATGCTTGGGGAATCCTCGTCGCCATCACCGGCTCGGTGAAGTGATGATGGACCACCACCGTTGTCGCCCCGGAACTTCCGCCGGGCTGCTGAGTCGCGACGATCTTCACCGTTCCACCGTCAGGGTAGAGCCGATACCCGGGATAATTGCCGTACGCGACGACGGGGTTTGACCTCGCCGAGTCGAGCGTGTTAACAGGCCACTGCCAACGACCGACGCTCTGCGCGCTCAGCCCACCATTCGGCTCAAACTGCACACCACCCACGAATCCTTCCGGATCTTCGGTGTCGCCGACGACCAGGTAGAAGCCGGTGTCTGCCCATTCGACCGTCGTGTCGATGAGCACCCATTCGACGGCGCCGTTGGCGGGGACGGTGATCTCGGCAATGAACACGATCCCGAGTTGGACGTTCCCGTCGGCCGTCGGATCGGACAAAGACGCGACGTCGGTGTCGATGACGAGTGTGGTTCGATTGGTAGCCGGATCGTAGGTCGCGCTCGAATTGGCGTAGTTGCCGTCGTTGCCGGTCGAACCGGAGATAACGAATCCTGCCCCGTTCGGGACGAGCGCGAGCGGAACGGCGACGGCGGTCTGGTCGCCAACGACCTCCAAGGTCTGCGCGTCGAGATCGACCGCGACGATCGGGAGAAGTGCAGGCTGGAAGTCAGTGACGTTGATCTGGACGACCTCGTCAGTGGCCCCTCCGATCTGCGTCTCCGACCCATCCGGGTTCACCAACCAGACCGTCGCATCGGCCTTCTGGATTAGCCCAGGCTCCATCTCGTCCGTCTCGCGATTGCCCTTCAGGAACTGCTGGATCAGACTCATCAGCTACTCCAACTCCTGCGAGGTTTCCGCGGTCACGCCAGCGTTACCGGCCACAAGCACGAGGTTGCCAGCGGCAATCTGCCCCTGCATCCACCGATCCGCGAGTTGCTCCGCGCTGAGCGTCACGATGTCGCCCGGGTGGGCATCGCCGATGTTCACCGTCACCCGGTAGTCGGCGTCGTCCACGCGCGCTAATGCTACCGCGGCAGATGCAACGTCAGATTCAATCCCTGGCGCGGAACATAAGGTCGAATACCGGAGTCGTAGGCGGCGGTGGAGGAGGGCACTCAGGCCCCGGCCCAGACGCAAGAGACATCGACCCGCCGACGGTATACGTCGACGCGATCCCCGCCCAGGAACCAGTAATATCCTGGCCGGTGATCGGTAGCCCGGACGCGACCTGCTCGGCGTAGACCATCGATGCGAGCATCCCGTCGCTGTTGCCGTCCCAGTCGTCGAACTCTTCCACCGTCGAGATAGCCCCTGACCCCCACGTCCAAACGCCAGAGGAGCCACCGTCGTAGTTGCCGTACGGGCCTGGGTTGCCAGGCGTCCAGATAGACCCGTGGTTCGCATCGACAACGACGTAGGTGATTAGATCGGCGGGGCCGAGGATCTCATAGTCGGGATAGACAACCGTCGGCGTCATCTGAGGGTCGATAATGAACGGAGGCCCGACAGTGCCGGTCGTATCGGGAGCGGCGTTCTCCGTACCTGAGTTGTAGCTCCATGTGGCGCCGCTCTGAGAGAGATCATCGGGGATATCGTGATATTCCCCGAACGGCCCCAAGTAGGAGGCGCCTCCAAACGCATCCTGTGCCCAACTGCTTAACGGCGTATCGACTGGCAACGATGGGTCTCGTTGCAATTGAACCCCCGTGTAGGCGACCGCGAAGAACCTGATCGCGGTCGGGCCGGGGAACTCTATTTCGAGGATCAGATTGTTCGACGTCGTGATGGGGTTGAGAACACAGCCGAGTTGATACTGGGCGTGACCGCCAACCGAACCGCCGAGGTTCGAGTAGCTGTCACCGAACTTCCCGAAGATGAGTGGGAACCCGTGGCTGGTGCCGTTGTACGGGTTCAGACCGTTCGAGAACATGCAGAACCCATAGAACGCGTCGGTTGCAGCATCGTCGGAGAAGCTATAGCCCTGGATCGTGTGACCGGGAGGGACGACTGCGACGTAACAAATCTGGATTAGCGTCGCGCCCGTAGTCGGGTCGGACCGCGGAATGTTCTGCGTGAACGGCACCGAGATCGTCGCCGCCCCACCGACGTGGCTACCGGAAGCGACGATACCTAGTGATGCGACAGTCATCAGTCGAGGGCGCGGAAGCGATGATTGAAGACGGGGATGGCCTCGGGAGGCGGGATGTCAAGCCAGATCGGGCCGAGGCCTTCGAGCATCATGTAGCCGAATCCGAGGGCGGCGAGGTTCGTGTCTGCGGTCGACCAGGTGCCGTCGAGGTCGTCGTTGAACTCGATAGGCGATAGCGGCTTCTCGAAAACGCAGAGCGAGTAGGAGGGCGGCGTCGAGGGGCCGACGAGTCCGGTTGGCATGTTGATCTGGGAGCCGATCTCCGTCCAGGTTCCATCGGCGGGTGTGAAGTCTCCAGGGTCGACCGTACAGAACGGCGAACTGGAAACGAAGTAAAGGCCGATTGATCCCTGCTCGATCGACCAGTTCGGGTAGCCGATCGGGTACGGCTCGGTCAGCACAACACCGAAGGGCGTGCTCCCTCCCTGCGTCCATTCCCAGCTAACACCGTAGGCGGACGGGCCACCAATCGGGTTGCTCCCGACCAGTCCGCGCGGCCCTGGGATATGCCCCTCGTCGAACCAGACATTCGCGGGAAGGTCGGCCACCTGATAGGCGGGGTAGGGCTGGTTGTTGACCTGAACGCCCGTATAGGCGACAGCGATGCAGAACGAGTAGGTGACTGGCGACCCGGAAAAGGTGATAGTGATCGTGTCGCTCGAAGCCGTGAGCGGGTTGAGGATCAGACCCATGAAGGTGCCGCCGACTTGGTACCACGGGTTCGTGCCCGCCGTGTAGAGATGGGTCGAGTAGAAGGAATCGGTCGGGGCATCGTCGCTCGCAGACAGAGCGCTCTCGGGATCTATCTGGATGACATTGACAATCACGACCGATGCGCCGAGCGTCGGGTCGGAGCGTGGCACATCGACCATCACCGGGATGTCGATCGTCGAGCCGCCTGTACCAACCCCGGTTCCGATCACGCCGAGCGACGCGACAGCCATCAGATAGCTCCCTGGGTGACATAGGTGACGGAGCCGTCGGTGCCGATGATGCACGTCCAGACACCGGAGCCGTCCGTCAGCGACCCCGTGATCGCCTGCGGATAAAGCGGTGCATACTCTGGCGGCAGAGTGAACACCACAGTGCCGTCGGAGCCACCAGTGAAAGCACCGCGAATGTGCGTCCAGTTGCTGAACCGTTTGAAGCTGACAGGTGCCTGACCGCTAAATACGTTCCCCCAGCCGTTCTCGAACGGCGGCGACTCCGGCGTCGTGTTCGCATCGCCTGGATAGGTTCCGACGTAGATCCACGGGCTTGACCCGTCCGAACGTTCGACCGCGGTCAAACGGGCGTTGTGCTGCTTCAACGCCAGATCGACCGATAGTTGATTGACGGAGGACGTCAACAGGTACCCGCCGTGTCAATCGCCGTGATGGAGATCGTGAACCCCGTGCCGCTGCCCGGAGATGAGCCGCCTGTCTCCGTCGTTATGCCTGACCCTGGCGGATCGCCGTCGCCAACCGCATAACCGGACCCGGCGTCGGTGATCGTGTACGTCACGACCGCGCCGCCGCTCACGGAGTCGACGATGTAGGTGGCCTCCTGGTTCCCTGTGTCGATGAACCCCGTATCCCCGATCACGTACCCGGTGCCACCGTCGACAAGTTCGGTTGTGACGATAGCCCCGACCTGCCGCCAGTCCGGCGACGTCACCAGCCCGACGATCTCCTCGATCCCGTCGTCGGTGATCTGCACCGGGATCGTCTGCACCCGCTGGAACCCAGCCGCCGTCACACGGAGTTTGTTCGGCGCGTAGACCGGCGCCCGGTCGCCGATGTTGTAGTCGAGCAGCGGGATAGGTGACCGTTCCGGGATCGGGTCCATCGTCAGCGTCCGCTTCCCCTGCTTCCCCAACGTCAGCGCCTGCTGGAGCAGTTGAAGGATCGCCGCCGGGTTTATCAGGTCCGTCTGGTTCGGCTGGAACTGCGTCGACCAGTAAGGCCCGAACGTGTCGATGCTCGCGTCCGACGGGATCAGCGGGCCGAGCAACGGTGTCGGAACGTTGCCACCAGCACCGCCGAAGTACAAACCGAGATTCAGGAACCCGCCAGGGGTCGCGTCGTGCATCCGGTCGATCCTTTTCAGATTCCGCCGGAGCATCGCCCATGAGAAGATCGAGTTCGGCCGCTCGCACCCGGCCAGGTTGTAGATCGACAGTTCATGCGTGTAGCCAGGCCGGTTGACCGGGTCGTAGATCGGGGTGAGCACGATGTCGCAGTTGCCCGCGTCGCACAGTTGCGTCCAGGTGTCCGCGACCGTGTTGCCGGAGGTGAGCGTCAGATCGATCACCGGGGTGATCTCCAACGTTCCCTGGTAGAACGACGTGCCGCCCCAGTCCTGATACTGGTCTCCCTCACCGCTCCGTGAGCCGTCCCCGGCGTCGATGAACGAACCGTTCCCTCCGGTGCCTGGCGGGCCGACGAAAGACGGTGTTGGCCCCCACTGTCCGGCGGCTATCGCGTCGAGGGCAGCCTTGTAGACGGTGAGCGCCCAGTAGGTGCCGTTGTACGGCCCCAGGAAGTTGTAACCCTGCGGCCCCGGCAAACCACCGGAAGCCCACACGGGCCACGCCGCCATCAGCGCCCACGGGTCGAACGCAGTGAAGTTCGTCAACGGGATGTCCGTGTCGGCCTCGTCCTCCGGCTGCATCAGAATCCCGGCGCCGCGGCACACCCACGGGTCCTGCGGCGTCGACCCGATCGGGGCCGGTGCCTCACGGCGGAACGCGTACACGAGTCGGTTCGTCTGCGCGACCAGAGGGTAGCCGTCCGTGAACAGCAGATTCACCCGAGGGTCGTCCGGGTACACCGACGCGGCTATCTGGGCTGGCTGGTCGAGGTTGAACGTCAGCGTACGATTCGTCAGCAGGCCATCCGCCCACGTCGTCGTGACCGTGTTCAGGTCAGTGAAGATGAACCGCCACGGCAAACCTACGTACTGCGCCATCAGGTGATCCCGGTCACGCGCGCGTTACCGCTACGCGTAGGCGTTGTTGTAGAGGACGGTCGCTGACGCGCCGACGATCTCGACGTGCGACCCGCCGGGAGCGATCTGGAAGAAGTCCGTCGCGGTCGCCGTCAGAGACGCGCCCAAATCGGTGGAGGAGCCGTCCAGGTAGACGGTGCCGTCGAAGAAGTTGATCTCCGCGTAGTGACCGCCAGCGATGGCGGTGCCGTCGTAGACGACCTGCTCCCCCGTGTCGGTGTCCGTGATCGTGAATGACGAGGTCGCCCCAGCCACCCGAATCACGGGAAACACTGGCGCGTCACCCGCGTTCGGGAGGAGCACCGGCCCCCCACCGTCAGTCAGCGCGGACGGGGTGTTCTCCGTCCCGTCGATCGCGTACGGGAACGGCGACTCGACCTGGAACGTCACATACGTGAAGTCGTCGTCGCCCGTACCGCCGACTACCGGGTCGATCCACGCAAGCGTCTGGATCGCCTGCAGGAGCCGTGAGTCGCCCAGACCGGTCGGGAACCAGATGAGCCTCTGGGACGTGTTCGGCGTGGCAGACGCCGTCAGGAGCGCTTGCAGGTGCAGGATCAGATGCTCGTGCATCAGCCGCAGGTCCGAGTTGCACGCCGGGACCACCTGCCCGCCGCCGTCCACGGTCGCCGGGTAGATGCCGTCCTCGCTGATCGCGTAGCGAACCTTGATCGTCGCGCCCAGCCCCGACGTGAACCTCGGATGCAGCACCGAACCGTCCTGTTGCGAGATGTTGTCGGCCGTCACCCGCATCGTCGGCACGATCTTGTACCCGTCAGGCTCGATCAGGAAGACCGCGTTGTCGACGCCGCCCGATGATCCCGCCGTGAGCACCTCGTTGAAGGTGAGACTGCCGAGCGGCGACATCAGCACGTGCGGGACGGCGAACTCAAGATTCGGCATGGCTAACGCGTCGCCCCGGTGAGATTCGTCGACGTCTTCTTCTGCCTGCCAGGGTTACGGCCGAGCGCGTTCGGGTTCACCTTCACGGCCTTCTCCGCCGCAAGGGTGTCGGCGATCGTCTTCGTGTTAGTCGCGATCTTCTTCTGCAACGCCGTGTTCGCCTTCGCGATTGTCAACTGCTGCTGCGCGACGTCGCGTTGCTGCTGCGCCACCAGCAACGCCGGTTGCACGATTGTGGCCTCCTGGCCGCTCCCGGTCGCGCCGCCCGTGAACCCGTTCAACGCCTTCGCCTGATCCTGGATGCCCTTCAGTTGCGCGTTGAAACCGTCCGCGAACGACGTGCCGAGCAGCTTCCCAGCCGTCTTGTAGCTGACCCCGTCCCTCTTCAGCAACGCCAGCAACTGATCGCGCCCCTTCGTGACCGACAGCCGCCCGGTGTTGATCCCGTCCGTGATGTCGTTGATCGTCCGGGTCGCGGTGATCTTCCGCTGGTTCACCTGATCCTGGGCAACCGACAGGGACGCCTGCTGGTACTGCTGCAGGAACGACTCGATGTACGGCTTCGTCGCCGTCGACGCCTTCGCGGCCAGCGACTGCAGTTCCGCAACCGCCTTGTTCGGGTCGGTCGACAACTGCTTGCCGCCCGGCAGCAGCGCGCTCCGGCGCAACTGGTCGAGCGAGAGCTTGTTTTGGGCCAACGTCAGCTTGTTCTGGAGGTTCGTCAGCGGCTGGTCGAGCACCGACCCGACACTCGACGCCAACGATTGCCCGATCGATGCGAGGTTCTGCTTCGCCTGGTTGATCGAGTTCGTCAGGTCGATGGCGTTCTGCTGGATCGTCTGGCCGAGTTTCTCGTTCAGCAACCCGATCCTCTGCTGGGCCTCAGAGATCGCCTGCGCGTTCGTGTTAGAGGCCGTGGTCGCCGCCGCGATACCGGACTTCAGTGCCGCCTGGATCTGATCCTGGGCGCCCTGGATGGCCGCGTTGATCGGGTCGAGGAACAACGTCGCGAACCTCTGCCCGGCCGTCTGCGCTGAGGCAGCAGACAGCGGGTCGGGTAGCGCGTTGAAGAGAGCCGCCACACCGTTCCCGAGGCCCTTCCCCTCAGCGACCGCAGCCGTCAGCGACTGCGTGAAGTTGTCGCCTGTAGCCGTCCCTGCGTTCGTCGCGTACTGCGGCAACTCGTTCAGCCTCGTGACGATGTCACTGAGGCTCGTGGTGGCACTTCGGTTGTCGAGGATGAAGTTGATTTCCTTCTGGGTCGGTATCCGCCCGACCGTCAGGGTGAACTGAGAGAGCAGATCGAGGTTCTGACGTATCGTGGGCGTCAGGTTCTTCTGTGCGGCGGCGTCAGCCTGAATGCCCTGAGCGAAGTCGAGCGCCGCCTTCTGACGTGCTGCAGCAAAGTTTGACGCCGACTGGCCGGGGGTGGCCCCGACACCAGCACGCGTCCCACCGATCGGAACGTTGGCGTTCGTCGCCTGCGTCTTCAACGCCGCCACGAGGTCCTGTGCGGTCTTCTTCGCGGCAGTCTGACCTGTGGAGATTTTCGTCAGGTCGCTCTGGTACTGCGCCCGTGCGGCCTTTTGCTGCTGCAACGCCGCGTCAAGGTCGAGCACCGCCTGCTTGTAGGCAAGCGTTCCCTTCTTCCCGGCCGAGAGTTCGCTGTTCGCCTTCGCCTGCTGCACCGCGAGGTTCGCCTGCGCCAGAGAAAGTTTGTCCTGCGGGGTCGCCGCGAGTGCGGTGTTCAGATCGGTGATGCTCGATACGAAGTTTCGGTTTGCAGCCGTCGCGTCCGACTCCCGCGTTGCGAGATAGACAATCCCGGCGGTAAGCCCGGCGATACCGACAACCGCAAGACCGACCGGGCCGGTCAGAGCGGCGATCCCACCCGCCAGCAGGCCGACGCCCTCCGCCCCGCCCGCCTCTACCGCCGATGCCGCTATCGCCTCGTTCGCAGCCACGACGGCAGCCGCGTTCGTCTCCACCGCCGCCGTGGTTGAGAACAGCCCTTCTACGAGCAGACTCAGGTTGCCGATGATCGTCCCGATCTTCCAGCCGAACCAGACGGCAGCCATGATCTTCACGGCGTTCCCCAATCCGCCCACGGCGCTGATGACGGCCTGCAGGGGCGGCAGCACCGTCGACAGCACGTCCTTGACGCCGCCGATGATCTGCTTCGCGTCCGAGAGGGCCGAGTTCACGTCGCGCTGCAACTTCCCGGACTGCGTCATCTTCGTCAGCCATGCCCCGAGTTCCGACGTCAGACTCGACAGGGCCGGGAGCAGTGCGGCACCGATCACGTCCTTCGCGTTCGAGAACGCCGCCGACAGTTGCCGCTGCTCGTTCGCGTAGTCGTGCGCGTGCGCGGCGGCCTGCTGCTGGAACTGGCCGAGATTCTCCGTCGCGAGCGCGTAGATCGCCTCAGCCTTCTGCGCCGGGTTCAACGCCTGCGTGATCGAATCCGTCAGGCCCAGTTTGAACGCCGCGATCTTCTCGGACGTCGTGTCGACCGAGATGCCGAGTTGCTTCAACCCTCGGGTGTTGCCTGCCGCGGCCAGCACGATGCTCTGCAGCACCTGTGAAGGGTCGACGCCCTTGATCGCGGACAGTGACCCGGCGAGAGACTCGAACCCCTGAGTCATCCGGGCCGCCAACGACGGCGCGATGTCGAGGTTCTTGAAGAGGATGCCGAACCGCGCCGACGTGGCGTCCGCCGTTTGGGCGCTGATCCCGAGCGCCTGAGCGCCCTTCTCACCAAACGCCGTCAGCGCGTCACCCGACTTGCCGAACTCCTCCTGGATCACCTCCTGCGACTTCTGCAGGTTCGCGGCGCTGCCGACGACGTCCTTCGCGAACTTGACCGCGAACGCCGCCCCGATCCCGACGCCCAGCACCTTCGAAAGGCTGAACACCTTCGTCCTCAGACCGTCGAGAGAGGCGCCAGCGGTCGCCGCACCCGCCTCAGTCGCCACCCCGAGTTTCGCCGCCGCGGAAGCGGTAGCGTCAGCACTGAGTTTCGCCGCCGCAGCGGCCGTCGCGGACCCCTTCTCCGCGGCGGCTGCGATCTCGCCGTACGACGCCGAGAGCGCCAGGTTCGCGTCGATCTCCTTCACCGTCGCCGCAACATTCGCCTGAGCGGTCGCCGCAATCGTCTCGGCACTCGTGGCAGCCGCGTCCTTCGTTGCCGCCCCTGCCGAGACAGCCGACGAGGCGACCTCCTTGTACCCGGCGGCCAGCAGGTCGAGTTGGTCAGCCTGGGCGGCCGTACCCGCGACAGCGCCTGTGGATGCGACCTGCGCCTGGGCACCCGTCACGGCCGCCCGAACACCTGCGCTGATCTGCGCCTGCAAACCGTCCAGGTTCGCGCGGACGCGAACGTACGCTGTTGCAAGTTCGACGGCCATCTAGGTGCTCACCTCGCGTGCGCCACCTTCGGCCCGCCAGCAGGGGCCATCATGTCGAGCAGCCCCGGCGAGACCCGTGACACCGGCTTACGCGGCTCTGTCGGGTCCGCGTTGATCTCCGCCTCCCACTGCTCGAACTGGGCCTGGTCGGAGGCACGGTCGGCGAAGTAGGCGTGCGTCACGTTCACGAGTTGCCTGACGGTCAAGTTGTCTGCTCCTCCGGCGAGTCCGTGGAGGATGAGGTATCCGTCGAGGAGGTTCCAGTTGACGACCGCCCATCTGAAGAGCCAGCGGGCGGCACGGTAGGGCGCCGCGTCTGCGCCTCCATCATCCAGTTCACCACATCACCGACGTCGTCGATCGTGACGGGAGGTGTCGCGTCGATCGAGCGGACCTTCGCCCACTTGTCAGCTACTTCGCCGTCACCTTCGACCGCGTCGAGGATCACCTGGTCGAACGCCTTCATCGTCTCACCGATCGAAGCGCCCCGAACGAGCACCTTCCCGAAGAACTCGTCGCACGTACAGCCCGGGTCGCCGCACTTCCCGGCCCCCTGCTCATGCTGAACCCGCTGATGCGTGCAGCGGCACTCCGTCTTCGACTGCTGCGCCTCCTTCAACGTCTCCAACGGCACGAACACCTCCGGGTGCAGCACATCGCGCATCACGAACGTTTCGCCGCCAAGCTGGAACGTTCGGTCCTCCACCGGCAGCGACGGCCTCGCCGTGCGTGCCTCATCGAAGTTCTTCACAGGCTTTCCTTTCCGTGCGTAGACATCAAGTGGTCCTCGCCGCCTCCAAAGCCGGAAGTAGAAACGGCCTCGGAGCCGTGCGTTTATTCCCCACCCAGCCGACACCGCCCCCGCGCTTCGGATAAGCATGGGCCGTATTTCCATGCCCGAGTTCGACGTACGAGTTGCTCACCACCACGCCGTTCGCCAAAAACGAGTGAACGCCGTTTACGGCGAGGTCGTACAGGCTGGCGTGCCATGTCCCCTTTGACTTCGCCGCCTCGTCTCCGTAACGCCATGTCCTCAGAATGGTGGCCGGGACGACGCGGAATCTTTCAGGATCGACATATGACTTCGGGCCTGGGTTGCACACGACATAGCGAACGCCCGCTAGAGGCTCTGGATCAATCGGCTCGAACGGCGGACGTGCCTTGTCGTAGAAATGAATGTGCGTGATCTCCACGCCGGGACAGAGGCGCAGGAGTTCTCGATCGCGCTCGATGTCTTTCTTCTGATCACGGTGCCAGTAGCCGCCGTCGGCCTCGATGATCTCGCGGCGCTCTGCATCGAAGAAGTCAACGATGTAGTCACCAATCGGCACCTGGCGCTCGTAGTTCACTCCACGCTCATCAAGCCATGCGGCGACCTCGTACTCAGGTCGCGTCTCATGTCCCAACGCGGAAAGCTGTCTGTTCAGCCTGGCGCCCTGCTGACTTCGCTTCGCCGCCTCGGAAATCTTCTGGCGCGTAGCGTCAGAGCGGATGGCCCCAAGATGCGGATTCGCCCCGGCCGCCCATGCCTCATCCCGGCAGGCGGTGGAGCAATACCGCTTTCCTTGATTACGATGTGCGTCGAGGCAGTGATCGCACGTCTTTAGCAGTGCTGTTCCCTTGTTGTGAGCGAGTTTGCGCGTGGAATACAGCATGTCTCCATCGCGCAGGTCACCCGCGAAGATCCACTGATTACGCTCATCGCGCAGAACGAGAACGCGGTGATCGAGCGTCAGAGTGACTTGGTGAGTTCGATCTGATCTCCACGGCACTTCGATATCGATGAGTTCTGGCTTCTCGACTGCCGGAAAAGACCACTTCCCGACGATCGGCTGGAAGTCTCCAGCCTGAGTGAGGACCTCTTCGCCTATCTCGATCTGACCGATAGTCCGCGGACCAGTTCTAGTCGTGATCACAGTGTGCGCGTCGAAGACGCAGGCGTAACTGACGTTCGAGCCGATGTCGACATACGGGCCTTGCGAGTCGGCGCCTACCCGGTAGCCGATCGACGAACGGAGACGGCCGGTGATGACGTTCGGCCCCGGCCGCCCCGTCGCGTTCGTCTTCGCGGCAGCCTCAACCCGGACGGCGCGCTTCACCAAGTCGACCACGATCGCTTCGTTGAGCACCCGTGTGAACGCGGCAGCGTCGATCTGGAACTGGCCGAGCGTCGCCTGAATCTGGACATCGAGGACGCTCACGAATAGCCACCCAACTGAATCCTTATTGGTATGGACCAGCCCGCCACGCCGCCCTGTGACTGCACCGGGATGGCCGGGTCGAACTGGAACTCACGCCGGTTCGACTGCGACGCGAACAGCAGGCCCGCCCGGAACTGGTTCTTCAGATAGTTCCAGACACCCCACAGGTCCGCGTAGCAGATGGCTGCGGCAGCCGAGATTTTGTCGGTCGACGGGAGCAGCAGGTTCTGGCCGTCGTCTTCGATGCCCGGGACGCACCGGAGCACGACCGCAGTCAGCGCGATCAGGTCGACCTGGCCGGTGGTCGAGATCCGCTGCATCGGCTGGAGCGGCGGCTGCAACGGGTACGTGTCCGCGACGTTAGCGGCACCCACGTACACGAGCAGAGACGACGACGCACAGTCGAACGAGGGCGGACCCGGCCAGATGGCCTGGTAGTCAGGTTCACCACCGGGCGTCAACGCCAGCCCGGCCGCGCACGCGACGAGATACTCAGACGCGAGCGCGTAGAGTGCCTCAGGCCCGCTAGACACGCGCCGCCCCCTCTCTGAGGGTTTCTACTCGCCCTGGTCGGGCAAGAGCGCCAGCAGGCTTAGGGCGCGTCCTGACGCTACCCACACGGCACCTGGGTACCCGGGCGCGCGGCGCACGACACGACCATGCGGCCTGTGACGTCTGAGGCAGCCAGCGGGCCGGTTGGACAGCCGCGAAGCGGAGCCGGTTCAGATGCTTCCGTGAGCAGAGAGCCGCACGAGCGTCGCGGCGCAGCCGTGTCGCGTCGACCCCGGCGCTGCCCTGTCGCATCAGCACCCCCAGATACGCCGCCTGCGCCTCACCCGTCAGAGCACCATCCACATCGAGAAGGCTACAACGGCGCTAGAACGAACCAAGGGCCACCGAAGTGGCCCCTGGTTCACCTATGCGCGAAGGGAGACATGCGATCCCTTCACGGGATAGACTACTACACCGGGTAACGCGCGCGTGACTTAGCGGAACGCAGTAGATTGCGGCTATCGCCGCTGAGACTAGATACCTCGGCCCGAACCTATCTGGCTTCTGCATGTGCGGATGCGGTCAGAAGACCAATCTCGCCCGGTACAACGATCACGAGAAGGGGTATGTGCTCGGTCAGCCGATGCGCTATCGCCTCGGCCACGCCTTGGCGCGCACGCCGGTTATGCCGCTCGTGGCTCCTAATCCGTCCGGCTATTGCGAATGCGGATGCGGCGCAAGCACGCCCGCGGCGAAGAGAACCAATCGTCAGTTCGGACATCTAAAGGGACACCCCGTCCGCTTCATAGCAGGTCATCAACTCAGGAATCTCTGGGAGCCGTCCCAAAATCTCACTGCTCTCTGTGCTTGCGGGTGCGGTGGTCGGACGCGTTCAGTGAAATGGGGGAACGCCTCCAAAGGGCTTTCCCGCGGTCAGGCTCAGAAGTTCATCCGCGGCCATCAACAGCGGAAACCAGTCGCAATCCAGGAAGACGAATATCTAGTCGCCGATCTCGGCTTCGACACTCCATGTTGGGTCTATCTCGGCCTGCTCGACCCGAAGGGCTACGGCATTCGGCACCGAACCGGAACGGGCACCGCACGTGCTCACCGTCAGTCGTACACGGAGTTCGTTGGTCCTATCCCATCAGGGAAGTCAATCCATCATCGTTGTCGTCACCCCGCGTGCATCAACCCAACGCATCTCGAAGCCATGCCAGTCTCCGAGAACACCGAACTCACACGAGGAACTCGACCGCCCCGCGCTGTCCGTCTACGTGTCTTTGAACGAGACGGTCACCGTTGCCGACGATGCGGTGTGACGAAGGAACTCAGCATCGACCACATCGTGCCGCTCTGTCGCGATGGCACCCACGACGAGGCGAATCTTCAGACTCTCTGCCGCTCATGCAACAGCAAAAAGGGCCGCTACTACTTCCTCGACGAACGCCTCGCTACAGCAACCCTCTAAGACGAGTAGTCGGTACCAACGGCGCGAGCGAAAGTCTGCAAGTCAGGCGAGAAAACGGCCCCTTGACGACCTCGTCGCTGTCCCCCGGCGTATGCCTGCAAGAAAAGATCGGTGCTGACCAGACCAGTTGCCTTCGTTGGGTCAGCCCAATTTTGGACGAGACCTCTGTCAACTTCTATTCCTTGCCGCACGACACGGGTGGCGCCCGCGGGCAGCAGACAGTCCTTCCCGTTGCAGGCCAGCCACAACTGGTTCGCGATCTCGGTCGCGGCAGCACGGCCCAACTGGGGCGGGTCGATGCCCCACTGGTACTGGATCGAGAACGTGCCCGGCTGGTCGTCGTCCAAACTCATGTCCTGGCAGCCGGGCCACCAGTTCGGCTCTGACGGGTCCCCGGGCGTGTCCATCCGCACGAGTTGCCGCCACTTGTCGAGCCGCCAGTTCCGGGCGCCCGTGTCAGGGTCGAACTCCAGCAGCGGCACCCCGCCGATCAGCACATCCAGGATCTTCCTCACCGGGTAGCCGCCGAGCCGGACGATCGACATCGGCGCGCACCCGAACTTGTCGCCGACCTCGTTGTACCAGGCCCAGCCGCCACCGCCGCCCCACGGCGCCGTCTGCCAGTACCACGGCCCCCACCCGTACGAGACAGGCCCCGTGAGCCAGCAGCCGCACGCCTGGCTGCACGGACGCACCTTCCGCTGACACAGACCAGGGAAGCGGCGTCCTGAAATCTCGTAGAGCGCCATCGACGCCTCGAACGCGACCGTGTCGAACGCGGCCGGGTTGGAACCGTAGTTGAACTGCACACAGGCGGCGACGTCCTCCCCTGTGATCCAACTGAAGCACGGCCCCAACGTCGGGCCGTCAGGGACGCTCCCGGGAGGGTCGACCGCGGACGGGATCACGAACACCGTCCCGTAGATCGTCTCCGTCACCGTCGACCCCTGATACCCCGTCGACCGCCACCGGTACTCGCCGATCAGGGCAGGCACCCCGAGCGCGCACTCCCAATAGTCCGGCGCCGGGTTCGTCACCGCCGCATCGACGCCCGACGTGAACGTCAGCACCGTCTTGTCCGGCTGCTCCAACTGGAACACAACCTCGGACGGGGACGGCTCCCCCTCCTGCCCGAACGTGGCGTCAAGAACGACCGGGTTGCCTTCGGTGACGGTACTCATCGACGCCTCATTCTAAGCGGGGTTGTGCGGCCGGGGCGCCTGTGAAGCCCCGGCCGCATCCTTAGTCAGTGACTACCGGCCGAGATGCAGGAGTCTGTGATGCCGGATGCAAAGCCAGCGAACGTCGAGCGGCTTCGAGTAATCATCGTGATGCGCGTGAATCCTTCCAGAGCAGTCGTCGGACTCTCGCTCACATGGCTGAGGAACAAGATCACCGCGCGCAACGGCATTGAGCACGCGACTTCTAGCAACGATCTTTTCCGGCTCCCGCTTCTTACGTTCCAGCTTCTTCTGCGCCCACTCGTCGGAGTGACGGTGATAGGACGCTCGTGCTGCCGCCCGGTGCTGATCTCGATGCCCGACGACCCACTTGTGGTGACGTGCAGCATTCGCTTCCCGACACTTTTCACACCTGCATTTGTGTCGTTCGTAGAAGTTGCGCGTACCGTGTCGTGGGTCGTCGGGGTCAAAATCGGTCACACCCTCACTTTACGTAATTGGAGCGCTTTGGTACCCGCAGACAGCCGTCGGGACGGCCGTGTCGTAGAACCAGGCACCGTTCGGCTGGATCGCCTCCGGCACGTCCGCGTAAATCCCCATCCCCCAGTTGCCGTTCGCGACGGTGAAGCCAGTGAACTTCGGCTGAGAGAAGTCGTTCTGGGCCGTGTCCGCGCCGCGCTGCCAGCGAGACGACGGGAACACGTAACGGCGATACGGGTACGGCGCCGACGGCTCGTGGTCGCAGTCCCACAGATCCTGCCACGCCTCGAACGCCGCGTACGGCTGCTGAGAGCCGCAAGGCACCTTGAACTGCACGCCGATCGGGAACCCGCCACCGTCGGTGATGACCGGTGCGCCCGTCAGCAACTCCTCCAGGCCCGGCTCCAGCACGCCCTGGTCGAGTTCGAGGTTGAACCGCTTCAGGATGTCCTGACCCCGGTACGTGTTCAGAAGCTGGTCGCAGCCGCCCTTCTGGTCCTTCACCTCGCCCGCCAGCACGTCAGGCGTGATCGTCAACTGGATCGGCTTGTCGCTGACGTAGAGGTTGTTCGGTCCCGCGATGGGGTTGCCGAGCGCATCCACGCGAGTCGCCCGGATGTAGCAAAGATGGATCGCTCCATCACAGATTGCAGGCATGTTCTAGTCCCCCTCTCGGGATGTCGTTTGGTCTCTCATCAGGAACCCGTGTTGCAGTCCGTAGAGCAACGATCCACCAGGACGGCCGCTTGTAACACGACGTCCCACACCGCCGAGTAGTAGCGTTCGGCCCGGTAGGTGAACGTGTTCGGGCGGCCATTCGTGGCGCCACTTGATGTGCCGCGGTCGAGCGCCTCCGTGCGGGTGTCCGGTGTCGTGAAGATGTCAGAGCGGCGCAGATCGACCGGGCCTGTCGCGTACGCCCACTCCTCAGTCGGGCCGGGTGTCGGATGACCGACAGGGGTCGACACGCCGACATAGCCGCCATCGGGGATGACCACGTTCCCGTTGATCGTCCGGATGACCCCGGTCTTGTCCTGGATCACGAAGCCGGTGCCCAGGAGGGCGGTCGCCATCATCGGGGAGCAGTGGATAACCCCGAGCGAACCCGTCAGGCCGATCGCGGCCTCCAGAATCTGCAGTGCATGGTTCGGTCTCGTCGCGACGTTGCCGTTCGGGAACGTCCCCATCCCGTCCGCCAGATACGGCTGCGAGGACAGGGTCGCGCCCGACATGAACTCGCGCGCGACCGCGAACGACTCCTTCGCCGCTATCGCGACGACCGCGCGGGCACGGAACGCCGCCTCGTCCGGCACCTGCTGCGACGTACACGTGATCGACTGGACGACCGTCAGCGTGTTGAACTCCGGCGGGGTCGCGTTCGAGCCGAACGACTTCTGTACCGGGTGCGCGGCACACGCGTCCCACACCGACGGGGCATCCTCCGGGTACGGGTACACCGCGACACCGTTCAGCCAGCGTTCGCGGCCCGCGAGATCCGGCACATACACCTGCTCGTCCGGCGCGCTCGGAACCCGCAGCCAGATCGACCCGTCGGCTTTGCGATACAGGCCCGGCTCCAGAGAGCCGTCCTGGCCGATCGTTGAGTCGTCCACCGGGCCGATCGTCGTGTCGACGACGATCCTCACACCCGCCGCATCCGACGCCGCCGCCGGGACAAGCCCATGTACTGGCGGAATCGGTAGGGGGCCATCTACGCGCCAGGTCGGGAAGTTCGCGTTCACGCCGCCCCCCTAAATGAGGTAAAATAAATGCCGGGACGTATCCGCGTCCCGGCCCTCAACTGGGCCACATCAACCAGGGAGAAGACGTGACCAGCAGCGAGCTTTGCACCTGCACCCTTTGCACGGCAGGCGAGCCTGTTCCGTACGGCACCTGCCACTGCGCGTGCGGCGAGAAAACGAACCCGGCGCCGTTCACGAACCCCGCCAGGGACTACGTGAAGGGCGAGCCGGTGAAGTACGTCAAGGGCCACGGCTCCCGCTCGAAGGACTGGAAGAAGCGTTGGAACAGCGAGGGACCAAACCCATCCGGCATCTGCCAGTACAACGGCTGCGATCAGCCGACCCTGCTCTCCGCGAACACCGTGTGGCATCTCGGGATCATCCGAGGAGAGCCGCTCCGTATGTGCCCTAAACACAAGCACCCCGGACGGAAGAAGGCCACTCTCACCTTCGACATTGAGGATCGTGGATACATCAGCGACGAAGGGGTGGCTAGCGACTGCCACATCTTCAATCGTGACGCCCGCGACGGGAAGAACGGCGTATACGGAGTCATCGGCGGAAAGTCGCGGCTCGCCCATATCGTCGCATGGGAAGCGCTCAACGGCGCTCTGCCGCGCGGTCTCACCCTCGACCATCTCTGCGAGATCAAACTCTGCGTCAACCCCGATCATCTCCGCCTCTCCACTAGAGCGGTACACGCCAAGCGGCACGCTGACCTGCGGATTGACAAGAACGTGATCTCGGCTATCCGCGACGCCCTGCGTACAAGTGATCTCACTCAGAAGCAGATCGCCGCGAAGTTCGGCGTCAGCCTCAGCTACGTGGGCAGAGTCCGCTCCGCCATGAAGCGCGAGTCCTAGACTCCCACCGCCAAGAGCGACCGAGCGGTCGTGCCCTCCCGCCGATAAAGGCTGGAAGGCACGACCGCTTTTCTCTTCCGTAATACTCACTGAGATTAATCAGTCAGTAATTACGAGTGATTCTGGTAGGAGTAGGGACAATCCCCAACAGCGACCGGAAGCGAAACGGCTCCGTTATCGCAAACGAATGTCTCGACCGCAAGTGACTCCACACCAACGTAGGCCACATTTTCGAAACTTTCGCCGAAAAGTTGGAAATTGTTAAGCGCATTGAGTACGCTATCCCGTACAATTCCCAACTCCAAAACTCCGCCGTCCAAATAGAGGAACGACCCCTCGGGGAAGAGGTACCAGACGACGGTCGGCGGGAACGTCAGGAGCGCCCCGTTCGCCTGGGTGCCGAACACCTGGCCGCGGCCGTTGGCGCCGTCGATGTAGTACGTCGGCTCGATCCCGAACGAGCGGAGCAGAGCCGTGACCTTCGCCTCGTCCGTGTCGAATCGCTGGAACTGGCCGCGGATGACGTCGGACACGATCAGGTCGACGGCCCAGTAGGGGATCATCAGCCTGAGGATCGCGCCCGGGTCCATCCGGTTGCGGTTCCGGAGGCCGTTCGCCGCAGCCAGGATCTGGCTGAACAGCGTGGCCGAGGCGCCCAGCCCGAGCGACCCTGCGGTCACCTGGGTCGAGAACGCGTCGATCTGGGTCAGGAGGTTCGACTCGGCCAGGCGAGCGTGGGCGGCGAGCACCAGGTTGTTCCACTGCGCGACAAGCTCCGGGAACGCGCGCGCCCCGAGGTTGCCGAACTGCAGGCAGTGGTAGATGATGTCGACGTCGGTCTCCTGGAACGGCGGGCACGGGATCGTCTGGCACGACTTCGTGGCCGACGAGCCGCCCGCGGCGTCCTGCGTCTCGGTGATGAGGCCGACACCCGTCGTGACCGCCGAGAGGGCGGCCGGGCGTGCGTAGCGGAGACCGCCACGGTCAGCGTTGAACGACGGGAGGGCGCCCATCACGGGCCGGGTCGGCACCGAGATGTACTGCAGGTTGTAGTACGGCGTCACGGGGGCGCAGAGACCGCCGGACGCGACCAGCGAGTCGGGGGCGCCGTCGAGTTGCATCTTCTTCCGCTTCTCGAACTCGGCGTTGATGATGCTCTTCGACGTGACGGACGCGACGAGATTCATGTTCTGCTCGATCGACTGTCCGAGCAGACGCGACTCAGGGTACTGGTCGTGCCAGTCGAACCGGCCGATCGTGAACTTCTCGTTCGTGTCCGGCCCGGCCTGCCCGAACGCCCGCTGGCGGTCGATCATCGCCTGGGCGAGGTCGAGGTCGGAGGTGAACTGGCTTCCCGGCACCCGGTCGGGGGCACCCGCGGCGGCCGTCAGCGCGATCGGCTTCTCCGTCGGCTCGTACTCGACGGGGGTGCGGTCGGCGGACGGGCGCGGCAGACGGCCACGCACGACAGGCTTCGCGGCAGCCGTGACGGCCGCTGCTTCCTCGACCGGCTCGGCAGGCTCCTCCGGCTCCTCCGGCGTCTCAGCCGCGGCAGTCGCGAGGTCAGCGAACGCGGCCTTGTCCTCGTCGGACAACTCGACCGGCTCGGCGGGCGTCTCAGCCCTGGTCGCTGCGGCGGCCTTCAGAGACTTCACAGTCTCGATGGCGGCCTTCGTCTCGTCCAGCAGGTTCGCGGTCGTGTACTCCGCGGTGATGAACTGGAGCGGGTTCGACGTGACGTCGCTGATCGCAAGCTCGTACGAGGCGATCAGACTCGCGAGGTCTTCGTCGGAAAGGGATGCGATGTCGTCTGGGACGGGCGCGAACAGCGGCTCGTCCAGGTTCTCGTTCTCCATCAGGTGTAGCCTCCTTGAACGCAAGTAGGGACTTCGGTTTGCGCTCGGCGGCTATGCCTGCCTTGCTACCGCACCCACTGGCTAAGCCGTGGTTACGATGGGTGAATCGTACTGCGGTCTAGTTTTGGCTTGAAACCAGGGAAACCGGGTAACGCGCGCGTTACCGCGCTACGGTGTTCTGCATGAGTGCCTCGACGCTATAGCCGCCCTACGGGGGGCGGCGCTGGAACGCGAGGAGGTACCCAAGATGCGGAGATGGCACTCCGAGACCGCGCTGATGATCGCGCGGATGCAGTTCGCCCGCGCTGACCACGATCAGTGTGCTTGCCGCCGATGCACATCTGACGGGATCGGCTGGTTCCGCGACCGTCACCCGCGCGACTGTGGACGCGCCCGTTGCGGCTGTTGCCACGGCGAAAAAGCGTACGGCCCGAAGCGTCGCGGGGCTACGAAACGGCGCGCGGTCGAGTTCGAGTTGTCGCTGTAGAGGAAGCGACGGGCCGCCCGTCCCCGGTTCCCGGGCGGCCCGTCTCATCGCGGCGCTAGGAGGCGGATGACGTGTCAGCGTTCCGCCACGCCGCAATCGGGTGAAGTCTATGCAGGAATCGGCAGGTCTCTCAGAGTCCCGAGAACGCCCCAGCGTCCATGCTCGATCAACGTCGAGAACACGAGAGGAAGATCGACGGGCACCCCGATGTAGGCAAGTCCCGGTGTTCTCCACGTCGGATCGATCACGCCGCCGTCTGCGTCTGAGCACCACGCGTGGTGAACCGCGAACGTGTCGTGCTCCCAGCCGTCGATCGCCGGGACGGCCCATCCTTCCACGTACGGCAGGCCGTGTTTCTCTGCGAGACGGTAGGCGTTCGCGAAGCAGCGGCGCTCCTGCCCGAACCGGTAGCCGTGACCGCGTGGCTTCGGCTGCGGCCGGTAGCAGACGCCGTGTTCGAGCACGTGCGTGGCCCAGTCCCACCGGGAGAGCGCCGTCAGATAGTCGCGGATCACCTGCTCGTGCTCGTTCACGTCTCATCCTCTGGCATGTACTCGAAGGCGAGATTGTCGTCCTCCGACGACCCGTACGTCCTCAGCCACTGCACGCACTCAGCACGGGTGGCGAGTCCCTCCTGCCCGTAGAAGGCGCGGATGGCCCGCCGCCATTCATCTGGGACGTCGACGGTGTAGGCGACACGGATCTTCATGCCGTCACCGCCGATCCCTGATAGACGGTCAGCACCCGGAGCGCGTGCTCCTCACAGAGCAGTTCGCTCTGCTTGCCGCGGCCCCGGTCGAACGCCAGGACGTGCATCAGTTCGTGCGCGAGCGTATGGACGACGGCCTCTTCGACGGTGTGCGTCCGGTAGATCGGCCAGCGGCCGATGTGCGTTGCACCTTCGGCGACTGTCGTCTCGATCCACTGATAGGCGTCAGCGACAGAATGACCGGCCGCGTACTGGCGTAGCGGGGTTGCGTGCCAGCACACGCGGGCGGCGCCGAGGATGTCCCAGTCGTCGCCCGGCACCGACGTGGTTACGAAGTGAGCCGCACGTCCCGCCCATTTCCGGATCGACCCTGGGCCTGCGTGCCCGGACGGGAACTCGCCATCGAGCAACTTGATCGCGATCGTCTTCTTGATCGTCGGGGAGTGGGCGAGCGCGAACTCGACCAACTCGGCGGCGGTGTCGTCGCTCAGACGGCTCTGGTTAAGTAGCCGGTAGCTCATGACTTCGCCTTCGTCTCAGCGACGGGCCAGAAGTACAGCCCGGCCCGGTCGTCCTCGGCCACGGTGTACATCGGGCCGCTCAGAACGACGGTGCCGTGGAAGACGGTCTTGTCGATCGTGCGGGTCACGTGGGTGCCGGGTGCGAACCTCATGACGCCTGCCCGATCTTGTACGCGGTCTCCCACCCGTTCCGGTCGCGGATGTTCATGATCGCGTGCTCTGCTTCGACGATCGCCTTGCAGGCAGCGTCGTAGAGCGGCCGGGGCATTCCGCCTCCGGTCATGCATCCGTGCTCGTCGCGCTCGACCGGGGTCTCGAACGGGATGCGAACCATCTCGCGCCGGAGCGCGACACGGACGGCAGTCAACTCGCGGATGTGGGCGTTCAACGCGTGATACTCGGCTGCTTCGATCATCTCTCCTACCTCCTCTTTCATGGAACGCTGACGAGACTCAGTATAGCAGAATACCTCTAGGCGCAAGTCTCACCCTCCCCCGTTCTTGATAGCAGGCTACCCTTGTGGTAGGGTCGTCTCGTGCCGCTTAGCACCACAGGACTCATCGAGACGGTCGCCCGGTTCCGGGCTGACAAGCTCGCGCTCGTCGCGTTGATCGGGACAATGGGCGCCGAGACCGAGGCGGACGCGCTCGCACGGCTGCGTGACGTCATCCGTGTCACGGCCGAGCAGATGGCGGCGATCAGGAAGATGCCGCGCCCGAAGCGGCAGGGATTCGATCTGTGGCATGACGTGCATGAACTCGCGACCGAGGTGGAGCCGTGGCTCGCCCAGCTTGTCGAAAGGACGGCGGCCTGATGCTCGCGTTCACGTTGTCGATGCCCGGCGTCGGGTCATGGGACGGCCGCTGGTCAGGAGCAGGGCGCCCGTATGTCATTGTGCGGCCCGTGCGTAGCAAGGCCGCCAAGGAGTTCGCCGAAGAGATCCTGGACGGCTCCCCGTATCGCTATGACTTCGGTGACGGCTGGGCCGCATCCGTCTCAGTGCGAGAGGTAGACGGGGTTGAGGCGCGCAAGCTGCGCCGGGCCAGCGCCGGGTTCTGCGGCTACGGGTGGATGGTCGACGAGATCATGGAGCACGGCCGCATCCTGCGGCTCGACGAACGAGGCACGATCGACAGCCGGAAGGCCGAAGCGTGACCAACACGATTTGCTACCCGCACATCACGAAGCCTGGCGTCCGCTACTGCGTGCGATGCGGCGCTTCGCTGCCGGTCTTTCGAGCGCCGGTAACGCCCGCGTGATCCCTCGCGGCCACGTTCACCGGCTCGTCCCGATCTCCGTCTACGACCGGCCCGACCGGTCGACGGTCATCCAGTCCCGCTGCCAGGCCATCATGCCGTCCGGGGCCGCCCCCGACCTCGTTTGCTCACTGGAGGAGGAGCGGGTGTTCCACGGGCAGACACCGATCTCGATCCGGTTCAAGTTCGGCGGCATGTGGCTGAGCGCACTCGACCTGCTGCGACTGCTGCCCGTTGCCGTTCAGGAGTGCCCGAGTTGTCACGGAGAACCAACGCTGTTGCGCTGCACGATCTGCGCCGGTACGGGAGTTGTTGAACGGGAGGGCGACACCTTCGTGGCGTTGAAGCTCCCTGATCTGAAAGTGACATGACCAGCCGAGTCCGGAATGTGCCGGAGGCGACGGCTGAGCATCTCGCGCTGGTCGAGCAGATGGCGACGAGGGCGATGACAGGCTGGTATCTCGGGTCGATGGAGACGCTGAAGGAGTTCGGCGCCACCGTCGACATACCTTCCCGGACCGACCCGGAGGAGGTGTGGGTTCGTCTGCTACTTACGCGCGACCGGATGCACCACTCAGTCGGCTGGTGGCGCAACGCCGAGTACGAATACTGCTGGCATCTGTCGATCAGCGCGCGGCCCGCCACCGAGGTACGGCTTGCCCGGATCGGCCTGCGCGAAGACGCAGGCTACGTCGATCTGACGAAGCGCGAAGAAACCTACTGGGGCCGACTGTTCTTCGCCGCTCACGCCGACAAGGTGTGGCACGAGCCGGGCGGCACCGACCCTCGCCTATCGCCGCAAGAGGCCCACCGCAACCGAGCGATCTCCCATCTCCGCCTGTTCCTCGACCCGGAGACATTCGAGCCGTTCATGCCGACCGGCGAGGTCTACGATCTGACACGGTGGATCGAAGGTCTAACCCCGGAAAAGGTCGACCGATGATCGGCGGCATGGTCGGGCGCACGTATCTGCTCCCCGACGGCCGTCTCGGCCGTGTCGTCGCGCGCTGGTCGGGGAAGGGATGCCCGCGGAACGTGCTCGTCGCGTTCGAGGACGGCAGCATGACGTGTCGGCCCTTCCGGGGCCTTCGTCGCCTCCCTGCGCCGTATACTCCGCCCCGTGATTGACCAGACGCAGCCGGGCGCCACGTGGGGGCTTGGCGATGTGTTTCTGCAGCCGCGGCAGGTGGCCGATCTCGCGTATCGACACGGTGTCACGAACGCCGCCGACTTGGCGGTCATCATCGCGATCTGTTACGCCGAGTCTCAGGCAGGGGTGAACGCGTGGCACGACAACCTAGCGGCGGACGGCGTGACGGTTCTGAGCCGCGACGTCGGTCTTTTCCAGATCAACATCCCGGCCAGTGCGATCGGCGGACCTCAGGAGGAGGCTCTGTACGACCCGGAGAAGAACGCGGCAGCGATGTTCGCGCTCTACAGCCACCGCCGCTTCGAGCCGTGGGCGTCGTTCAACTGCGTCCCGCTTGATGCCCAGATTTTGACAAGGCGCGGCTGGCTTGACTCCACCGACGTACGCGCTGGGTTCGATCAGACACTGGGCTATGACACGGCGCTCGAACAGCTTAGATGGACGTCGATCCTTCACGTCGGACAGCTAGAAAAGCAGGTCACGATTGAGATAGATGGCCGTCAGTGGAAGGCGCGAGTAACGCCGGGGCATCGCTGGTCCCTAGTCCGCAACTGGTATACGCGACGGACGAGGACACCGCGAGAGGAACTTGCCCCAACGAATGAGATTCGTCCACATGATCGTATTCGGCTAGCGGCAGTCGCTGTCGGAGGCGATCTCCCCATCTCCCCGCAAGAAGCAGCGGTGATTGCGTGGCTGCTTGGAGACGGGAGTATGCGCACACGTCAGAGCGACGGAAGACGCCGGGCGTTTATGGTCGAGAGCGACGAGGCAGACCTCGTTGGCAAGGCGTGCATCTTGCAGTCGAAGCCCTCAGGGGTCGCCGCATTACAAGCACTCCTAGAACCCGTCCCTCACCGCGCCACACAAACTGCGCACATCGCCGAGGGGCAAAACTATCGGCGCTCGCGATTCACGCTTGCCCCAGACTATGTACGGGACGTCCTTGCTCGTGCCGAGATCGACCAGCGTGGCCTGATGGGATTCGTGTTCGGACTAAGCATGGAGGCGAGACAGGCGTTTGTTGAGGCATTCGTGATGGCCGAGGGTGGTCATGAACCCACAGGGTCGTATTTCACCCAGAACGAGGGGGCCACTACTTGATGCTGCGATTGTCGCGACGTACATGAACGGCAAGCGACCGAGTGTCCACGTCAACGCGCCACATCGGTCAGACATATCGCGCAGCGTCCACCTCTGCGAACCGTATGCAGCCGGTTCGCGCCTCCAGTTCGGAGTCGAGCAAGTCGAAGATGTCTGGTGTCCTACGACTGAACTTGGCACGTGGACGATGCGCCAGAACGGACGCGTAATGCTGACGGGGAACTCCGCCGTGTATCTGAACGACGGCTACACGGGGAAGGCCGCGCTCGGGATGTGCAACTTCGCGGTCGAACGGTTCAACACGGCCGGGGCCAAGCTGCCGTTGCCGCTGTTCACGCTGCCCGATCTGCGCAAGAAGCTCCCGCACTAACGCGTGCGTTACCGGGTCCAGTCGATGGCCGCGACGTCACACTCATCGCAGTCGCCGACGTAGCAGCACGAAGTTCTTCCCTCGTCGAGGCCGTTCATCGTGCGGCGGCCGATCAGGCTGATCGATCGATCCTCGTGCTGGACGAGGTTCGGGACGGTCGAGATCGGCTCGACGCCGACGTGTCTGGCCCAACGGTTCACGATCTCGTCGTCGGCGGTGAAGTCGGGCCGCCATCCTTGCACGTCGACGAACTCCAGCAGACTCGGGATCATCACCGTCGGCCATGCCACCGCGACCTGCGCCAAGAAGTGCGCCGCGGGTAGCTCGGCCCACGGTTCGTCCCGTTCGCAGGCGGCCCACACGGCACGTGCGTGAGTCTCCGGGCGCCCTGCGACGAAGAACAGGATCAGACGGTCGCTGCGGGCCTCTACGGCCGCGTGTGCCGCGTCGCGGAACCCTGGGCAGACGGTTGTGTCGTCTTGAAGACTCACGACGTGCGTGGCTTCCTGCGGTCTCGTCTCCAGCAGATGCCGCAGGGTCCTCCAGGGTGACTTGATCGGGGCGTCCGGCTCCGGGTCGTAACACACCTGGCCGCCGACCTCCTGCGCGAGCGTCTCGGCCATCAGCGTCCGGGTCGGGTGCGCCTGCACCCTGAATGCGATGTCGACGGTCACGCGGCCGTGACTTTACAGCAGGCCGAGCGCGAGCATCTCTTCCAACTCCGCCTGCTCCCGCTCCGCACGCGCGTCGACGGTCGGCAGGTGTTTGTCGAGCCAGTCGGCGGGGAACCCGGAGCCGCCGCCGAGCGCGACCGTGACGGGCGGTGGCGGAACGTGGCCGCCGGACACGGTGACGGCCAGGGTCGATGTGCCCGCCAGGACGGGGGTGAGGTACTGGAACCGTGTGAGGGTCGCGGCGAGCGTGCTGGTGCCCGTCAGGGTCGGCCGGATGTAGACGACGCCCAGCAGCGACGCGGTCAGACTCGATGTGCCGACGAACGTCGGGGTCAGCAGCTTGTACTCGGCCAGTCCGGCGTCCAGTGTCGAGGTGCCGCTGAGCGCGACGGTGATCTGCTGGAACTCGGTCAGCGCGGCACTCAGCGCGGACGTGCCTGCCAGATCGACGGTGACGTACCGGAACTCCGTGACGGCGGCGGCGAGACTCGATGTACCGGCCAGCGTGACCGTGATGCGCTTCTGCTCCGCAACACTCACGCTCAGAGACGAACTGCCCGCGAGGGTCGGGGTCAGATAGACGAGTTCCCCCAGGGTCGCCGTGAGGGTGCTGGCCCCGGCCAGGGCAACGGTGATGTGCTTGTACTCCGTGACGGCTGCCGACAACGACGAGGTGCCTGTCAGCGACACCGTGATCTGCTTGAACGAAGTCAGGGTTGCGGTCAGCGACGATGTGCCCGCGAGAGCCGGGGTGATGTGCTTGAACTCCATCAGGGACGCGGCGAGCGTGCTCGTGCCTGCGAGTGCAACGGTGATCTGCTTGTCCGCCGTCAGGGCCGCCGTCAGCGACGAGGTTCCAGCCAGGGTGACGGTGATGGCTTTGAACTCGGTGACGGTCGCGGTCAGCGAACTTGTCCCGGCCAGCGTGACCGTCAGGTTCTTATCCGACGTCAGGGAGGCGCTGAGAGACGACGTACCGGTCAACGAGACCGTCAGACGCTTCTGCTCCGTCAGGGTCGCCGTGAGGCTGCTGGTGCCCGCGAGGGACACCGTGAGATTCTTGTCCTCGACTAGCGAAGCGCTGAGGGCCGATGTTCCCGCGAGGGCGACCGTGATCTGTTTGAACTCCGTGAGGCTTGCCGCAAGGCTGCTCGTTCCTGCCAGTGTCACCGTGAGGTTCTTGTCCTCGACTAGAGACGCCGACAGACTCGACGTGCCCGCCAGAGCAACCGTGATTCGTTTCTGCTGCGTCAGCGAGGCCGTCAACGCCGACGTCCCGGCCAGCGTGACCGTCAGGTCGTCGTCCTCTACGAGCGCCGCCGTCAGTGACGAGGTGCCCGCCAACGCGACGGTGATCTGCTTGTATTCCGTCAGCGTCGTGCTGAGACTTGAGGTACCGGCCAGGGCAACGACGAGGGAGTCGATGGCTGTTTCAGCCGGAACCTGCTGGCGCATCGGCTCACCAGCGCGGAAGTAGTCGAACTCGAACTCGCTGCTCTTACCCGCGAAGGCGCCGAACGGCTCCCCCGCGCGGAAGTAGTCGAGTTCGTTTGGGTTAGCCGCCGAGGCCATCAGGCCACCGAGAACGTGTCGAAGATCGTCTTGCCGATCCCCGAGGTGTCACCGGCAATCAGGCGTACCGTCACGATCCCAGCCTGGGTCGGGTCAATCGTGATCGACTGCTGCTCCCAGGCGTTACGGGCCAACGAGTCGAAACTGACCTGGACGTCTCCGACACCGACCTGGCCGCCCTTCACAATCTGAAGTTGCGGCAACGGGCCTGCATAGTTCGAGTCGAACTGGCAGTAGACACTGATCGTGAGAACGCCCGCGTCTACAGCAAGATCGAAATCCTGGAATCCGTCGCCGACCACGGAGATGGCGTTCGCGCCAGTGTGAACTGTCCCGGTTTCCTTGCCGAAGTTGTTGCCCGCCTGGAACGCGCCCGAGTCGATCCGGGTCGAGAGGGACGGGCGCGGCCCGGCTCGGCCGTCGAGCGGGGTCTGCGAGCCGTCCGCACCGAACACATAGGGAGCCAGTGGACCGCCCGCGATCGGCTCGCCGAACACCCGAGACTCCGCGCCCCAAACCCGCTCCTGCCCGAAGTAGAACAGGGGCGCCCATGACGCGTCCGCGAGGTTCTGAGAGTGAGGCCCGGCCGTCACGAGCGTGTTCGCTACCCGGTTCGTGTTCATGTTGTAGTCCTCAAGGATCTGCCCGGCAACGGCCGCCGTCAGGAAAGCCTGATTGCCGCCGTACGAGAAACAGTTCTTGACGAGACACGGGACCGTCGTCGACGAGCCGGTGACGTTCAGGAGCGCCGGGCCGAGCACGGAGGCGTTGTAGATCCGGAGGCCGCCGCCCTTACCGGTGCCGGAGCCGCCCGAGATGACGGAGATGGCGACGGTGGGGCCGAGGAGGTGCGAGCAGTTCGTCATGGTGATGTTGAAGTCGTAGTCGGGACCGGCGCCGAGCGTCGCGGTGATCTGGATGTGCCCGCCAGCGGTCGCGGAGATGACGTCGACGCCGCCGCCGATGAAGAGGCACCGGTCGAAAAGCCAGTTCATGTTCGAGCCGTATGCGGCACCGATAGAGAAGAACCGGCGGCCCGCCGACGACCCTTGCTGGAACGCGCAGTCGCGCCACGTCACGTTGACGCTACCGGCGGTGTTCGCGAGGATGTTGACGTTCGACGAAGCCTCACCGCCGACGCAGTACAGGTTCGCGAACGAAAGGTTCGGTTTGCCGTTCAGGTCGATCAACTGGTTCAGAGACGGAGCGGTACGATCACCGGCCGTGTAGGCAGTCCACTGCACCATCCCGACGTCGCCGGTCATGGCCCCCGTCACGTCGCCGAATATCTGCACCAGGCCGCCGACGGGCCGCCAGTTTGCCCCCATCGTCGACGAGAACCGGTACACCCCGGCGCCGACCCAGACGGTGTCCCCGGCCCCTACCGGGCTGTTGGTGTCGCCCGTGATCGCGCTGTCGGCCCATGCCGCCCGAGGGTCAGCCCAGGCGCCGCCGATAGCCCACGTCTGCCCGGACGCGGACAGAGTGCAGGCACGGTCGAGGATCACCGTCGTTCCGTTCGTGACGGACACGATCTGGTGGCGGCGAGCGGTGGCGCCTGTCGAGATGCAGATGCCGCGACCGACGTCGGCGGAGGTGAATGCGGCAGTCGCCGACGTGAACGTCGTGGTGTTGTTCGCTACGCCGTCCGTGCCTGACCGCAACGCCGTCAGCGACTTGTCCGACCCGCCGTTGTTGTTCGATCCTCCCGCCCGGACGAACCAGTTGTCCCCGAGCGGCGTCGCGGCGCTGGTCTGCTGCGCCCGCGCCCCGGCCGCCGCACCGAGAACGTCGGTGGGGCGGAACGGGGTAGGCGGAAGGATGAACCCCGGTGCGAGCGCGGGCTGGTTCGGCCCCGGCACAGGGTCTCCTTAGTTGATCGAAGCGAGCGTTCGCAGGTGGTTCGTAAGCTGCGTCGTCGCCGTGCCGACGGAGAACTGCGCCGTTACCGACAGCGCCGAAGCAGCGACCGTTGAGAGCGACGAGACAACAGCCGGAACGTTCGCGCCTCCGGCGGTCATCGTGTAGATCGACTGCGGCGCAGAATCGGCCGCGACCGGCACGTCGTTCAGGAACACCTTGCCCATGCAGTACGCCGAACCTGCCGCGCCGATGGAGCGCCAGCACAACGTCGCCTGCAGCGAGCCGGTGTAGTTCGACCGAGCCGTCGCGGAGAGAGCGATGGCGGCGGTGGCGGCGAGCAGGGTCCCGGCGACTCCACCCCAGCGGATACGGAACGTCAGGGTGCCCGGCGTGGTCACGACGTTCGACACATCGAACTCGCACTCGATCTTGAAGTACGCGCCCGAGTAGATGTGCGGGTCGTTCGCGGCGAACGTGTAGTCCGGCGTGATGATCGCTTCGGCCGTCGAGTTCAGGATCTGCGTGCCGTCAGCGATGTCGGACGCGAGGATCTCGAAGAATCCCTGCTTCGTCGCGTTCGGGCCGGAACCACGCGGATGCGCTCGCGCCCGGTCGAGCTGCTCAAGCACCGATACGGGCAACCGCCCTTCCGCATAGGCGTCGTTCAAGTAGTCGCGGTAACGGTTGGCCTCGACCGGCTTGCCGGTACGAGGATCGAGGATAAGTCCGGGATTCATCATGCCTCGCTGCTGGTCAGGCCGGAGGGCTGCACGACAGGCGTGTCGAGCGGGTTGATCGCCGTCGACGTGATCGACCCCCAGTAGATGATGTTCCCGGCACCGATGGTGACCGAGTCCAGGACGACATAGAACGTTGCCGTCTGGAGCGTCCCTGCATTCGTCGGGAACGTGATCGCGGTCGCGTTCGTGATCGCCGCCCCGGCCGTCGACGTCGGGAAGTTCGTCGTGTTCGCGGTGACCGTCACCCGTGTGTAGCCGGTGTACGACGCCTCACCCGAGGTCGCGCCCGTCGAGGCCGCCGTGATCGTCGACGTCCAGAGCGCGTGGAAGCTCGAAGCGGGGAACGAAAACGCGGCGGCGTTCCAGTACGCGTTCAGCAGCTTGCTGGCGTAATACTGGGACTTGCCGGACGCCCAGACGACGAGGTCTTTCAGGCTGCGGCGGAAGCCCCGCGTGATGACGGCGCCGGGGCGCAGAGACGGCAGCCACGGCGTCTCGATGATCGCGCCGTCAGGGCAGAACGTCAGGTTGACGCGGTTGCCGCGCCGGTTGTGCCACTGGATCTGGTCGAGTGCGATCTCCACGTCTACTCACCCCTCCGCTTCTTCAGCATTTCCTGGATCGCCTCGTACTCGTTCTGGTCAACCTGCAGACCCGGCTGCACGCCGTCCTCCAGCACGATGTTCGCGAAGCGGCGATGCTTCCGCTCATGCCACGACCGGGTGTCCGCGTCCGTGGCGAGCCGGTAGCGCGAGTTGCCCTCGTCGTCGTCTTCGAGAACGAGCCGTTGGTCGGGAACCTCATGCGGGTGGGCGACCACGGCGGCGAGTTCGGCCTCGGCCTCGGCAATCGCGTCCTTGTCGCCGTTCGCGGTCGCGAAGTCAAGCTGTGCCTGCGCGATAGCGGTACGCCGCGTCTTGTCGGCCTCGTCCGTCTTGACGGTGTAGTGCCAACCGTCCATGTAGACGATCGGGCCGAACTCAGTTTCAGTCATCGATGTCCTCCTGGACGTAGACCTTCTCGCCCGTGACGGGGTCGAACTGGATTCGTACCTGCCGCGGCTTCACTTCCGCCGTGTGAGTGTGAACCTCAACCTGGGCGGGCGGCACGTTCACGACCGTCTCGGGGACGTTCACGACGACCGACGGTGCGGCCTGCTCCGGCACGGTGAAGTTCACGACCGGCGCCTCCGCGGCGGCGACATGCACGTCGACCTGGGGGGCGGTCTGTTCCGGCACATGGACGGTGATCTGCGCGGGTTCCACCCGCACATTCTGCTCCGGCACGTTAACGGTGATCGGGGCGGCGGCCGTTTCGGGTCTGAGCGCGAACTGGCGGAGCGCCTCGATGGCAGCCGAGGCGAGGATGTCGCCCTGCGCGGAGCCGCGCTCCTGCACCGCCGACGCGACGAGCGCCATGACGCCCTGCGTGGTCGACAGGTGCGCGGCCTCCAACGTTGCGAGCGCCGCTCTGAGAGCGTCTGTGTCCATCGTTCCGGCGCCGACACCCGGTAGATCACCCAGCGAGGCGATGAGGCTCTCAGCGGACGGTACGGTCTCCTGGACGGGTTCTGGCGGCGTCAGGTCTTCCAGCACGATCGGCTCGGCCGCGAGCGCGAGCACCTCGGCGAACAGTTCGTCGGTCACGCCCGCGTTACCGGCGCGCTCGGTCACCCACTTGGCCGGGTTCTCCGGGTAAACGACCTGCGCGTCCCACCATCCGTCCGGGAGCGCCTCGGCCTCATGCTCGAAGTTGTCGACCCCGTCGATCGCGAGCATGTCGTCCTTGATCGGGTCAGGGTCGGTCCAGTCACCGCAGACGTACAGCACCGTCTTCGTGTCTGGATTCCACGCCGTCTCGCCGTAGCCGCTGGCCTCATCCTGATGCTTCGCGGCGACCTTGGCGATCTGAACGCCTACGTCCTGCGCAGCCGCGGCAGACATGGAGACGACCTGCTCGGGTAGCGCCGCTTCGCCTTCGGCCTTCCGCGCGTACAACTCCGCAAGCGTGCCGCCCGTCTCGACGGTCTCGCCAAGGAACGCGGACGCCTCGTCGGCGGAGAGCGGCCCAAACTCCAACTGTGACGCGCAGCGGCCCGGACGGCTGACCGCCGGGTGCAACGTCCCGAGTTCGTCGTTCGTCGTCACGAGCGCCAGCACCCGCAGCCCCTGACCGATCATCCCGTCGACGACGTTGAGCAGCCGCGACAGCCCCTGACCGTACGACTCCTTCGCGTTCGCCGCGAGCAGTTCCCCGGTGTCTTCCAGGATCAGCACCCGCCACTTGCCCTGCGGGTCGCCTTCGCTGTAGACGTCACCGGTCGGCTCGTCGATCACGTCGTAACTGTCGGAGAGGAGCACACCGATCATGTAGGACGGGTCCTTGACGAAGAACGCGTCCGGGTCGGTGATGTAGTGGAACTCAGCCCACTTCGACCATTCCGACGCGAGCGCACGGAGCGCCCATGACTTGCCGGTTCCCGGTTCGCCCTGCCAGAGGATCAGTTGGCCGTCCCGCTTCGGCTCGTCCCACGACATCAGGTCGGCAAGTTCGGTGCGGACGGCGGCGGTGTAGTTGTGCTCGATGCCGTCCCACTGCGCCGACTCGATCTTCCGGAGGCGTGACTCGGGGCCGAACTTCCCGAGCGTCCAGAACGTGATCGGCACCTTCCCCTCCGTCGAGTTCAGGTAGGACGCCGGGAACTGCGCCCTGAACGCCCCGCACATCGCCGAGGCCGCCGCGCGGTCGTCTGACGCAACCTGGACGCGTAGCCACCCCCAGGAGAGCGACACGAGCGACAGCACGCCATCGGGGGAGCAGACGACGGCGCTCTCCCCGTCCCGGAACAACGTGCCTGGGATGTCTCCGAGACCGGCCGACTCGCACGGCCACCGGTCAGAGACGATCTCGTTGTGGTTCGCGGCAATCGCGAGGCTCAGGAATCTCCGCTCCGCGAGGCTGCCCTGCGTCAACTCGTAGTTCGAGACGACCTCCGGCTCGGCTGTCCCGGCGGCTAGAAGCGCCTCGTGGACGGCGCGGCGGCGTGCCCTCACGGACGGGTGACGAACGAGCGCCGGACGGCCGATGCTGACGGTGCTACCCACCGTTAGACCTGGCGGGCAAGCTCGGCGAACTCAGCATGAGCGGCCAACGCCTTGAACCGCTCCAACTCGACGGCCGACAGTTCCTCGTCGAACACCGGGATGCCTGCCGCGAGCAGAGCGACGACGTGCATCTCGCCGTCATCCCCGGATGCGACGAGGTGGCGGCTGTACGGGACGGGGAAGCCCGGCACGTTCACAGCCAGCAGCGCGACAAGTTCGAGGTTCCCGTCGATCTGGCGCCAGTCACCCGACAGCTTCGCACCGCGGAGCAGCGCGACCTTCTCGGCGGGCGCGTCCGGCTGCAACGCCCCGGCGACCCAGATGCCGTGCTCGTCCTCGCCACAGACGACGTGGGCGGCGACGGTGCCGGTGTGGTCGTAATGACGGGTCGCGTCCGCGGAGCGCATGTCGCGGTCGGCGTGGCCGGTGTCGAGGGTGATCTGTCCGCACGGCACCCGTTCGCCGTCCTCGCAGAGAACCTCGCCCAGATGGAAATACGCGTAGTCGGTGTTCGAGTGCGGCGGCGACACGCACCTGCCGGGCAGCCCGATGTGGCAGGCGGGGGAGCCGTTGATCTCCCAGACGGCTGCATGGCCGGACACCCGGCCGTTCTCGTCGACCGTCAGCGGGGTCGGCCCTTCCAACTGCGGGTCGTCGAACCAGGACGCCGGGGGCGCCTCAGCGACAAGACCGGCAGCGGAGGCCGTCAACGACGGTTCGGCGTCGTCGCAGCCACAGTCCTCGCCCAGCACGGCGGCGGGCGTCTCAGCGGCTCCTGTGGGCTTCGCGAACCATCCCGCGTCAGCCGTGACCGTCCAGCACATCTCGGACTGCGCGGATGCGACGAGTGACTGCCCGACCGCGATCTGTGCCTCACCGAACGCCGGGAACGGGCAGACGGTCGTCATGCCGATCTCGGCGGCCAGCACGACCGAGATGAGGTTCTCGCCGTACAGCAGGTCGAGCGGCGACACCTGGTCACGGTCGGCGTCAGGCTTCGGCGCCCACTCGCCGTCCTCGTTGAACCAGTCCGTCGACGGTGAGCGGTCCCACTTCTGAACCGCCAGATCGACCGACACACCGCGCAACGTGCGGTCGTCGACGAGCCGGGCGATCTCGGTGCCGTACTCCCCGGTGTCGAAAACCCCGGACGCGCGGATCAGACCAGCAGCCTCATCCCGCCATATCTTCTGGATCTGCCCGCACAGTTCGGCACCGACGTGGCCGCCCTCTGACGTGACGGTCATCGCCATCAAAGCGAGCGGGCCGTCATCGAGCCGCGGCCACGTGATCGAACCAGGGGCGAACGCGCGCCCGTCCGACGTCATCTTCCCCTCGGGGGCCAGTACGGCAGACCACTCGGTCGGGCCTGCCGTGCTCATCGACGGCTCGGGTGCCTTCACACCCGCACGCCGCCGCGGCAGCTTCTCGCCCGGCTTGTGAGCCTCCGGCAGCGTCGCGCTGATCGCGTCCGCGAACGTCATGCCGTTGATACCGGTGAACGTCATCGTCGCCGGGATGTCAGAGATGTTGTGCCAGCCGTTCTGGAAGGCGATCACGCCCGCGTTACTCGCGGCCATGTAGGCACCGCAGTCGCAGCCGGGAGACGAGCACGCACCGTCGTTGTCGTCGCCGCCGTGCATCCCGGCCGGATGCTCACAGTTGTCGCATGGAGCAAGAACCGCAAACCGGGCAGCGAACCTTGCCGAAAGTGCAGCAGCCTGCTTGACCCAGCCCTTCTCGATCGGCGTCCAGTCGGCCTGGTCGGAAAGCACCGGCTCCTTGTCGTCCCCGATCGTGAACGGGATCAGCCAGTACGACGGCCCATCGTCGTCATCATCAGACCCGGAGGGCGCGACGGACTCGGCCATGCTGGAGCCGTAGTTGCAGGCGATTGCTTTGTCCGCCGTCAACGCCACGTCGAGAACCGACCAGCCGTAGCCCAGCAGCGCTTGCAGATCGTCGGACAGGTCAGCGAACCCGTCCTCGTCGTCCCACACGGCGGTGCCAGCGGCGGGCGCGGCGGCGAACTCCTGCTCCCAGATCGCCGTCGCCATCGAGATGAGCGCAGGGTCGGCGTCAGGGCCGTGCTGCGCGTAGGCCATCGTGTGGGCTGCGGCGGAGGCGTCTCCCTTCCAGGGCGCCTCGATCTTGTCGTCTTCGTACTGCTTCGCGGCCTTCTCGTACAGCCCCTCGACGCGCGTCTTGATCGCGTCCGCGTCACTGCCGATGTCGGCACCTCCCCGCGCGCCCTGGAGCACCCCGGCGACCGCCGTGATGCCGCCCCAGTTCGCGACGAGTTTGCCGTCGACCGGCTCAGCGAACCCGAGCTTGAACTTCCCGAAGTCCTCAGCGGGGCCGTCAGACGTGTCCTTGTAGAGGAACGCCTGCCCGTACTTGCCCCAGTCGACCTTGTCCTTGTCGCCGGAGCCGTCCGAGGACGCCCACTTCGCGACGGCCTGCGCGGCGGCGGGGCCGTCCCACTTCGCGTCGCGCTCCCCGAGCGGGAGACTCGTGCTGCCGCTCGCTGCGGCCACCAGCGCTGCCGGGCGCACTGCCCGCATCGCTACCTGCCGCCGTTCGGTCCTGCGCCTACGTGCCCCGGTTCCTCTCGACATGATTCTCCCAAGCCCTTTCAGTCGGTGTGGCTTCTGCCGGGAATCGTAGTGCGGTGTTTTTTCGGGTCACGCGCGCGTTACTCCTCCTCGTACTCAAGCGGAATGTAGAAATGCTCGGCAAGCCACTCAACTGCCTCGGCGAACTCAAGTCCCTGAATCTCCTGGACGAACTGGATGACGTCGCCCCGCTTGCGACACCCGAAGCAGTAAAAGAGGCCCACATCCCCTGTACTCACGGCAAAGCTCCTCTTGCACTTTCCGTTGAAAGGGCAGAAGCCGACCCAGCGTTCACCTTGCTTTCTGAGAGCCGTCCGGTTGTCGATCAACTCCACAATGTCGACAACCTGCCGCACGACCATGACGGAGGAGTCCTTGATACGCGCCATCACCGGTCGCTCCACGGCTCGGGCATTTCCCCGTTCTTCACAGCGAGAATCCCGACTTGCTTGCCGTCGCGCCATTGGTTCATCGCCTTCAAGTTGTAGAGCAGCCATGTCTGGGGATGCTCGTTCGTCCGTTTTGCCATCGTAAGAATGGCCCATCTCCGATAGGTGAGAATAGGGTCTTTCGCGGTCAGCCCTTCGCCTGTTGATGCGAGCCGCCAGAACTCCGCCGCCGCTTCGGGGTCGACGCGCGAGTTGAGATACAGCGCTACGGCCACGGGCGTCCGTGGAATCCGTAGATTCACGTAGACAGATTTAGCGAGAGTGACCGCTTCTCGTATGCCGCCGTTGTCTTCTATCCACGTAAGTGCCTCTGACCGTGACGGCCAGTCTGTCTGCTTGAAACGATGGTGTTCATATCGCCATGCCATGTTCGCGGCAGCGGCGAGGTCTTTCGACGCTCCTTCGGTCCCGGTGACGTGCATGGCGTGCTGAAGCGTTCTCGACCTTCCCGAGTCGACGAACTGGATCGCCCGCTCCTCGTTCGGTATCCCGCGCACGACGACGGACTGGATAGCGACCCCGGATTCAACGATGGCCCAGAGTCGATGCTGGCCGTCTAGGAGTCTCCCGGACTCCCCGAAGATGATGGACTCGCCCGTGAGGATGTACTCGCCTTTGCTCATGTCCCTGGCGATTCTCGTTACGACTAGCTGAGCTACAGGACGGTTGAGTCCGTTCAGTTCAAGCCATTCCGCCGCAGTTTCGGGCGTGATGATTTCGATGGTCACACTGACGTCCGCCAGGTCGAGGGACGCCAGAAGATCACGGACTTCCAGTGAGGAAGATCGCGTCACGGGTGAACTCCTTTTGGTTAAAGAGGGTCGACCCGGCAGGTGTGTCAAGTATGTCATTGCCCGAACGAGACTGAGCATCTGCAGTTAGCTACCTGCGAGACGTCACCATCTGGATCACCGGGGTAGTTCAGCGCGAACCCGTCAACGTCGAACGCCTCCTCAAGAGCGCGCTGCTGACCGTCGAGGCCGTCCACGAGTTCGTGTCGCGGATACAAAGCTCCCGGAGCCGTCATCCAAGTCTTGGGCATCGTCGAGCCGGTCGCCTGCCCGACGAGTTGCGCCGACGTGACCGCGGCGCCGTTCGCCAAACCGGTCATCTCCGTATTTCCCGTGTAGACGCCGTTCGCGATAAAGTACCCGTACGGCGTGCAGAGGTTGAAGACATAGCCAGCGAACGAGACCAGTCGACTCGCGATCACGCGGTCCAACTGTATGTCTCCGGTCTCAGCGCGCGGGTGGTCGGGTCGGCTGTCGGCGTGGATAAGAGCGTCGTGCTGCGATGGGTCGACGCAGCCGGAATACCTCGTCGCACTCTTCAGGAGGCTCGTGCTTTGTTCTTCGAGAACGGCGGGAACGTCCATAACCGCCGAGACGACATTAACGCTGCCGATGTGATCGAACGCTTCAACTCGGGACGGGCGGTGAAAAAGATCGCCGGGGATCTGGACACGAGCGGAATTGTCATCCGACGAATCCTGCTCGAAAACGGGATCACCCCTCGAAACCCCGCAGAAGCAGGCGCTCTGGTCAATCGCCAGCAAGCCTCCGCACTCCGCGCAGAAGGGCGAATGTCCCAGTACGTCGGCTGGGGCGAAGACATCATCGCCGAGATGCTCTCCGAGAGGGGCGAACATCCCGAGCGACAATTCCCCGTCGGGCCACGCAATCTCGACCTCGCCCTCATGCCCGTCGCCGTGGAAGTCTGGCTCTCCTCCGCTTCGCCTCTCAATGATCCCTACTGTCGCGACCGTCTCGAATATCTCAGCGATCGTGGCTGGTGGATTTGCTACATCTTCATCGCGCGCCGCACTCGGGTTTTGGTTCCCGAAGTAGCAGACGAGATCGTCTCCTTCGTTGAGTTCGCCCGCAGTTCTCCAGCCGCCGCGCGTGAGCATCGGGTGATTCGGGGTTGCGGTGAACTCGCGGCCAGATTCCATGACGATGACCGCCATGTCTCCCTCGTACCACCGTCTCGTGACTGCCCGCACCACAGCACCATCAACAAGCGTCTCCGCGGGTAGACAGCGCGCGATCAGGGTGGAGCGGGTGACTGACGCCTGCTTCATGCCGGACCGGATCGCCTCGGCCGTGTCGGGGATCGACAGTCCGGCCTGGTACGACTGGCCGATGATGTCCATCACGTCGGCCTGGGTCGTCTCGGTGATGTTCGTGACCTGGCTGGCGGACTTCGCGAGCACCCCGCTGATGAGCGGGTTGTGGACGTCCCAGTTCAGCCCGGCCGCTTCGAGGACAGGGGTCATGGCGGACTTGATGAACGCCTGCCGGATCGGCTCGGTGCGCGCCTTGATCTCAGCGATCAGCGCGGTCACGTCGAGGACTTCGGCCGGGGCGGGCGCTGTCCACTGCGGCGGGGTCGGCGTCGCGTCCTGATCGCCCGCGGCGGTCAACTGGCGAACCCCGGTCAGCGGGAAGTCTGCGACCACCTGGTTGCCCTGCACGATCTTCAGCGAGTCGAAGTGGAGTGGCGCGCCGAGTGTGGCCGTGTCGGGCGGCGCAGTCGAGTCATCCCGGTAGGCGATCGTCCCGTGTGGCTGGTAGCCGTGGTTGCGCGCGTAGTCGGCGTCCGCGACTAGCACCGCCGTACAGACCGCCTGGCGCAGCTCGACAAGCCCTGGCACGTCGGGAAGAACGATCGCTGGTGTCCCGTTGCCCTGGTCTTGGAACGCGCCGACACCGCCGACTGTCCCTTCGAGCGGCGGGTGAGACGCTGCGACGCGGGTGAGTGCGGTACGTACGGCGTCGACGGTCTCCTCGTCGGTGTCTCCGAGGTACGCGAGCGTCACGTGGATGTCCTCGGGCTTCTCGCCTCCCGTCTCAGCGATTGCGGCAGCCTCAGCCGGGCGCGGAAAGAGTGCGATCATGGTTGAGGCGCTCGTGATGTCCGCAGCGGCCGTCAGCGCAAGTGACGCGAGCAGCGCGCGGCCTTCCTCCAACCCGATCGCACCGAGCGCGTCCCGGTCGGCACGGCGGGCAAGCGAGGCGGTGAGATGGTTCGTGACGCGGGACTGGAACGTGCGGGCCGCCTGCTCACCGGCCTGCTCTAGGATCGGCTGGATCGCGGCGGCGAGCTTCGGCTCCAACGCGTCGACGCGCTTCTGCGCCTCCGCCAGAACCTTGTTGTGGAGCAGAGGCGGGACGACCTTCGCGGGCGGCGCGGACTGCGGGGCGGCGTCGGCGGTCACGGCGTGGTCGGATTCTAGCCTCACCCATTCGTCACACACGTTCGACGGCGACACCGGCGCCCCGAACATCAGGCAGACGGCGTTCTCGTAGAACTTGCAGGTCGCGCAGGCCACGTCGGGGTCGTCCGATGCCCGGTAGTGGACGCGGGCCGGGATGCCGTCGTCCACAGGCTTGTCCCCATCTGTGGATTCGGCGAACGCCCGCTCGACGTGAGCCGCGACAATGGCAGGAAAGACGGCCTGGCGCGCATCTTCCGCAGTGGCGGGTTTGAGGATGTCGCTCAATCGAACCTCGTCGAACGCGGAGTCACGGACGACGCGAAACTCAAGTCCGCCCGGATTCGGGTTGGCGGCGGTAACGCGGGCGTTACTCGCAACCGTCCTGGCAGGGGAGACCGAGGCTGGAACGCCGCCGTCCTCCCAAGCGTTGCAGAGCCGATCTCCTTGCACGGTCACGTCGAACCGTCCGCACTGGTCGACCGTCCCAGCGCCGTAGAACGAGCACGTCGCGCACGAGACCGCATGGGTCGGCGCAGGCCGGTACTGCTCCGACGCGGGGATCGTCCCGCGCCCGTCGTTCACAGTTCGCCCTTCCACGACTCGATCACCTCTCGGAGCGCCCGTGCCTTCTCCGCCACCGCGTCCGTGATGAGCGCCTCGTCGGCGTACTCGATCTCGACGAGCAGGTCGAGTGCGGCGGCGGTGAACTCCGTCAGCACGAGCGACGGGCGCAGCCTCACGTACAGCACCGCTTCGCCCGGCACGGGCTACTTGCCCGCCGTCAGCAGTCCCTGAACGAACTGCGGGAACGAGTCCGGCATCAGTTGCGGCTTCAAGTCGTACAGCGTGCGGGCCGCGTGCTTCTCGATCGTGTCCGCAATCGACGTCTGCACCCCGTCGTCCGTGATCCCGAACACCCTGAGCGCGTCGAGGATCAACGTGCGGGCGCCGCCGACGAGGGCGGCCTCTGACGGGACGTTGGGGAGGTTCCGCACGCGCGCACGTCCCAGAGTGGCTGCAACGTCGCGTGCCGGGACGCCCTCTATCAGCGCGAGGGTTTCATCGTCGCGACGTGCGAGCGTCCGTAGGCGGCTTCCTGCGGCCTCACGAGCACGTAGGAGCGCCAACTGGGCGGCGCCCTGAACCATCACCGTCTGTGCCCGCTGCGCGGACGCCACGACCTCGTTGTCGACCCCGGCCGGGTCGTCCTTCGGCACAGGCGGCGTCTTCTCGACGTCGGCCGCCGTGACTCCGCCATCGCCTGTAGTGCCACCGTCTGGACCGGGCGAGACGAGCGTGTCCGAGTCCGGCTCAAGTTCGGAGTTCTGCCTGAGCGACGGGACGCCGTAGACAGCCAGCGACGGGTCGCGCAGCTTGACGCCGAGCCAACGGTTCCGCTCCTCCTCGGTCGGCGCGTCGTTGTCGCCGAAGTTCGCGACACCGCGCAGCGCCTCGTCACCGATGACGCCACGGTCGTGGAGGTCCTTCGCGTCCTTCGTGCGGTCCGGATGGTTGATGACCGCGGTCGCGTCGTACGCGATCACGTATTTCCCCCAGTCCGCGATGTTCTGATCCATCAGGTACGGGGACAGGTAGGCGTCCGTCAAGTCCTGCACGAGCGAATCCGCGACAGGCTGCAGGTGGTACTTCCACGTGATCTCGTCGATGTTCCAGGCGCTGTTGCCGGTGAAGAACGTCCGCCCGTCCCGCCGCGCAAGCCATGTGCGGTTCACCGTGGTGGGGCACCAGACGACTCCCGAGTAACTGACTATCTCGTCCGTGGCGCCGTCGTCGTTGAACTGCCGTCCGGCTTCCTGCGCCGCCTTGACAGGCCGTACCGCCAGAGAGCGCAGCGCCCGCACGACAACACCGCCATCGTGTGACGGTTGCCGGGAGGCGGCGCGGCCCGAGAGGATCACCGCAAGCTCGAATGCGTCGAGCCGGGCCGGGTCCTTCTGCCAGACGTCGAGTAGGCCGCCGCGGTAATGATGGCCGTCCCCCTGGCAGGAGACGTCGATGAAGAGTTCTAGTTGCGCCCTGCTCAGCGCCGAGATGAACTCCGGGCTGACGCATTTCGACGGCGCGATGTCGAGCAGGGGCTTCGACGCCTGCTGGTTCAGGTGGAAGACGGTGATGGGGACGCCGTGACTTCCATCGTTCTGCTGAATGGCCTCACGCCATGCCGGGACACCGAGCATCCTCGTCTTGCCGACCGATGGTCCGTAGAGACGGGTCAGGCAGCCGCGGATGCGCTCCACCCTGTCGGCGTTCCGGGTGTGGGACTGAGCGATCGACAGCGTCTTGCCTCGCGCGTGTCCTTCCGTCCAGAACCAGGCGGCAAGCTCTACTAGATCGTCCGGAACGACGGCAAGATTCTCGTCGCCCGCGAACGCACCCGTGATGATCGAATCGGCAGCGGTCAGGCGCTTCGTTGTCGTCCACTCCCGCGATACGTACGGAACCTTGTCCTTGTGCCGAAGCCGTGTAACCGGCCAGCGATGGTTCAGCGTCGTGAGCGAACTGTGCGTGCGACTCTCCAGCCGACGCATCGGCTCGTTCGTCACGCCAGCGCGATAGATGTCCAGAACGGGCTGCCACTCGGCGAGGCCGGTCTCGTGATTGAGAGTGCGTACGACGTCGCCCGTTTCGAGGTCGTCGTGCGTCACCCATCCTCTGTCCTTCGTCAGAATCTCCGTCGATTCGTCCGAGCACCAGTGGTTGACGTCGCCCAATCCGAGAAGGACTTCGGGCGGCATGTCGAGCGAGACGGCGAGGCGGCGGATGCACTCGTCGCGCAGCCCGGTCTCCGGGTACACCTGGGTCGGGTCGATGATCTGGAGATGGAAGACCAAGTCGGAGAGTTTCATCCCTTCAGGGACGCGCACACGGGCGACGAGCGGTACGACGGCCCCGGCGGTGCCTTCGTTGATGATCGGCTTCGTCATCGCCTCCGTCAGGTCGGCGAGGAACGGGTCCTCCTGCGGGTCCTCGTCCGGGGCGGCCTCTGACGGGGTGGTGGTGATCCGGTCGTCGATGAACAGGACGCCGGAGCCTGCGAGGCGTGACCGGGCGCGGGCACGGACGGCCTGCGTGAGGAGCACGTACTCCTCCAGGATGTCCAGGCACGCCATGACGGACGAGTCGGCCAGCGACGACCAGCGCGGATGCCGTTTCCAGATCCGGTAGGCGACCGCCGTGTCTGCGAGCGGCTCGAAGTCCTTGTCGGGGGCCGGGTAGAACTGGTTCGCGGGAAGCTGCGGCGCCTTGAAGCGGGTGTAGAGGCCCTCGATCAGCCGCACCTCGTCGGTGGAGAGCATCTCCCACTGTTCCAGCTTCGTCCGCTGGTTGATCGTGACGAGCAGATACGCCTCGCCGACGAGGAACATCAGGCGGCCGTAGTTCGCCAACAGCCCGGTGCGCCCGGTGCCGCCCGGGTCTTTGATCCGGGCGAGCGCGTCGATGACGACCTCGTTCTTCGTACGGACGACCTCGCCCGTCTCCTCGTCGATCTCCCCGGCGAACAACTCCAACTGGGCGAGTGCGCGGCTGTAGAACTGGGCGGCGTACTTGAGCGGCCCGACGATATCGTAGTAGCCCATCGCGCGTACCTGCCACGCCTGGATCAGTCGGCGCAGATAGGTCGCGTCGCCGTGCTGCACCAACTCCCCTGCCGCGGTGAGTGAGCCGGGCTGCTCTGCCCGGAGCCGATCCATTTCGGCCCGGACGGCGTTGTGGCGTGCGCTGACCCGATCAGGGGACGCGTCCTTATAGAGAACCGGGGTTGTGTCGCGGCGGCGACTGAACAGCGCCATGCGGGGCTGCTAGGGCTTCGGGGGGCCGTTGTGGGCCGACGACGCCTCGGCCGGGCCGTTCACAGGCCGCTGGGGTCCTGACCAGTAGTAGTCGGGCGTTCCTGGCCCTCCGCCGCGGCGTACCGGCTCGGGCGCTCCGGGACGTACCTGGCGGGCCACTGGCTCACGCCGCACCTGCGGGTTCTGCTGCGACCCGCCACAGTTGCACGGCATCTAGAAGCTCTCCCTCATGTCGCCTGCTCCTTCCGGCTATGCCGTTGGGGGTTGGTTCTTCAACGCCTGAGCCTTCGCCCCGGCGGTCACGCCCGTGTGGACTCCGAAGATCGCGATGGCCGCGACCGCGACGGGGGAGATGACGAGCATCGCCTGGGTGCCCGTGACGCTGCCGTGCCACGTCAAGGCTCCGAGGAGCGCGAGCACCCCGAGGATGACGAGGGTGCCTGCGACGACGAGGATGTTCGGGTTAGCGCCTGTGACGTTCACGCGGCAAATCGTACTGCGGCGATTCCAGACCCAAGACCGCGCCGGGAGTCGAACCCGGTTGTGCGGCTTTGCAGGCCGCCACCTAAGCCGTTCGGTCACGCGGTCAACGGAAGCTGAAGGAATCGAACCCTCGGGCTTTCGACCCGGCCTGGTTTTCGGGACCAGTTTGCCCCCACGGGCGCCAGCTTCCAGCGGCGGGGGTCGGAATCGAACCGACTCGGGCTATTGACCCTTACGCAGTTAGCGGCTGCGCTCCTGACCGTTCGGGTCCCCGCCGAGGCTACGCGCTACAGCGCGAAGATGATGACAGCGGGGTGATACTCGGCCAGGTCATTTCAGGAGCGCCCCTGCGAGTTGAACCCAGTTCTCAGCCTTATGAGGGCCGCGTGTTGCCGTTTCACTCGGGCGCTGCGCGAGATACTACCGTGAAGTCCACGCTGTCGTTGGTGTCCATCACGATGAAGGCGCGGTCTCTGAGACCTACCCGGACGAGTTCACCTACCAGCGCTTCAACGAACTCGGGGATGCTGTCGGGCGACTCGTCCGCGTCATCGGGAAGGGCGCTGTTGACGCGGATGATGAGCCGGTCGTCGGGGCCTACCCGGAGCGCTTCCGCGTTGACGATGCGAACCTCGGTCACGGGTCGATGAACCTCGACCAGGCGCCGACGACGGTGCTGAGCGCTAACGGGACGGCCGCGTACAGCGTCCAGCGCGGCTCGAACCGCCACGCGACATATGCCGCCGTGCTCAGCCACAGGCCGGAGCAGTACGAGCACGCAATCAGGTCTGCGAGCCACTGCCGCCGGTACGTGACGGTGTTCTGTACCTGCTCATTCGTGACGCCCAGCCGGGCGTTCGTAGACCCGTTGCTTGTGTGCTGCTCCCCGGTCGCCCAGGCGCGCACACGGATCAGGTACGGCATGTGGTCCCAGCCGATGAGACGAACGAGCCGGAAGACGGCGAGCGTCAAGATGACCGCGATGTACGGATGTGGTGTCACTCGTCGTCCTCCTGATCGTCAAGCCAAGATTCCGGGAACGTGTACGGGCGCCCCGGGTCGTCGTAGCGGATGCCGCCCCGACCGGTCTTGACCGATGGAAGCGAATCACGAATCGGCCGCTTCAGCCCGTCGACCATGACTAGGTCGTAGTAAGGGGCGACGGGCGCGCACAGACCGCCGGACGCGATCATCGACCGCGACAGCACCGTGTTCTCGACAGGGACAGGAGGCCCAACGTCGTAGTCGATCCACTCGGCGTCGGTCTTGGCTGCCGCTGCGGGCAGCTTGCCGAACGCGAGCGCGCCAACGACCGCGCCTGCGCGCTTCAGGAACGAGCCTCTGTTCATAGCGGCGTCTCGTCGAAGACGATCGTGCATCCGTCAGGCAGCAGCAGTCTCTCGGCCTCGGCGCTGACCTGCTCCGCAACCGCGTGAGCGTGTTCGAGCCACTGCTCACGCTGCAGCCGTGCAAGGTCTCGGGCGGCCCGCTCCCGCTCTTCCAGAAGGTCGACGAGTTCTCGCTCCTCGTCCGTCAGATCGAGGGCCGTGTAGATGCGCTCCTTGAACTGCTGGCGGAATAGAGCGAAGTCGTTCGTGCCCGAGTCGCCGATGACTCCGACCTCCACACCGGCCTCCCGCAGTTCGTCCCAGGTCGGCGGCGTGGTCACGCGACGGCAGCCTTGAGATCGTCGAGATCGGCGCGCTCGAAGACGCGATGCTCCACCCAGGTTGACTTGCACCGCAAGCAGCGCATGTGGAGCCGCGTGAATGACCCTTCCCGGCTGAACTCGAAGTCGCGTTGCATGATCGTCCCCACGCAATCGCCGACGTCAACTAGATCGACGAAATGAGGCGACTTGTGGGAATCCACGAGGCAGCGGCGCGTCACGGCCCCTCCAACTGTAGAGGAACCTCGCCCAAAGGGATCAGTTCGCCGCGGGCGCCGAGCATGTGCGACGGCTGATGAGTCCAGAGCCGCCACTCGACGTTGGCTTCCTCACGGGCGACCATCAGTTTGTACTCGGCCTCCTGCGGCGTGTTGGCGCGGCCTCCGCGCGCGAAGCGGAACCCGCGGTCGACGACTCCCTGACGGGCCTGTTGGTTGCGGCCCTCGGACACCTCCAGGTAGAGCCACCAGCGGACGACGTCGCGGCGGTCGTGGAGGCTGTCGCGTTCGTGGCCGAACTCGTACATGTCGGTCACCTGGATGCCTCGACAGTCTCAGTGAGGATGATCGTGACGGACTGGCCGTCGTTCTTGTCGATGAACCCAATCTCCCGGCCGTGCTCGTCCGTCACACTCGATTCCAGGCGGTGCCAGTCCGGACACGGCTCCTCGGGCTTCACGCCCAACTTCACGATGATGACGCTCATCGCTTCGCAGGCTTTCCGTGGGTCGGGCATTCCCACCAGCCGTTGAACTCCATCGGGGCGTAACAGACGGGGCACGGGCGGGGGTCCTGCGGGCGCTTCACGATCGGCTTCGCGGTCATGGTGCCCCGTGAGCGGTCATCCAGACGAGAACGTCTCTAACGGACGCACCTGCGTCGAGTAGGGATGCGGAGGCTCGCGCGTCGGACTCCTTCACCGCCTGAGGGCACGGTGTGTCGTAGTGTGGCGGGGCGCCCGGGTGGTTACCGGCTTTGCCGCACGTCGCGCAGTATTCATATCTCGCGGTCACGGGATTCTCTTCCACCAGACCTGCCAGTCACCGAACCTCGCGAGCCGATGCGCGCCGCGCCGTTCACGTTCTGACCAGCGGAGCGGGTACAGGCTGGCCCGTCGCAGCACGAGGTAGCGCTTCCCGATCACGAGGCCGTGCCAGCCGCGCATGTGGTGCGTCCGGATCACGGCCGTCTTGCCGCCCACCAGATGCAGGCCCGATGCCAAGGGCCGCGGTGACGTCGAATCCCGACGAACCCGTCCGCATACGTCGGGAGTGCAGGTTTTATCGCGCGCGGGCTACGGCAGCAGGCCATCAGGAAAGCGCGTCCCTGAACAGTCTGAACGCGCCCGCCAGAAGCTCGCACACCTGATAGAGCAGATAAGCCGAAACGACGCCGAGGAAGTAAAGCGGGACGGTCCGGCCGATACCCCACACCGTGTGGCCGTGCGCGTTGACGCCTTTGCTGCTGAGCCAGCCGAGGATCATCCCGTGACCGCCGTGGACTCCAGCCGCCCACAGCCACGCCAACACGAACAGTGACCCAAGGCCGACGACGGCCGGTATCCCGATCGCTCCCAGAAGGAATGCTACGCCGACGGCAATCCACTGCCTATCCGTTACATCACCCACGCACTGCCTCCTGCTTGATGAGTTCCGTTGACTGAGGTTCCCGCGACGTCGGGTCTGTCGCGCGTTCAAGACGAAGGTGGATCGCGTCGTCGACCCGCATCTGAATCGACTCGCGCTCCAGCCGGATCTGGCTGAGCGTCAGTTCCGTCCGTTCGCGTTGGACGCGGCGGAGATTCGTGTTCGGCAACGTCAGTTTCCCGTTGGCGATCAGGATGGCTCCCGCGACTGTGGCTACCACCATTGACAGGCCGAGGAAGACGCTGAGGACGATCAGAGCCGCGACCATTGGTAGCAGCCTACCACCCGCGGGGCTATCGCGCCAGTGGTCGTCTCGTCTCGAAACGACGCAGCGCCGACTGCTCCGCTTCGCGCCATTCCCGCTCGAAGCCAGGATGCCCGTCCCGCTCTCTGAGAGCCTCCCTGCGCGTCACAGACGCCACAGCGCAGGAGAACGTCAGGTTGCCCGACACGGCAAGTTCAGCGACGAACAGGGCGCGCTGGTCGGCGGTCATCTCGTCGCCCACCAGAGGAACAGGACTAGGAACACGATGCCCACCCCGATATTAAAGATGAGCCAACTCACGCGCGCGTTACCGCCGGGTCATACACAAGGCCGCGTTCGTCTTCGGAGCCGGGCGCCCGCGGCGGGTTCGGCGCGTGGAAGTAGAGGCGGAACCACTCCGCGGCCCGCTCGTCCAGGTCGGGTGCGTCCGGGTCACCCCACATCCGCCAATGACCGCCGACGTCTTCCGGCAGATCCGTCGCGGCGTACGCTCGCGCGCCATTCCGCACCTTACGGGCGAACTGCTCCGCCGTGCGCCACGAATAGTGGTCGACCCTCAGGCCGCCCGCCGTGAGGTAGCGCTTCGACCCGTCGTAGGAGCAGCCGTGGTTGCCCGCCTCAATCACCAGGCCCGGCCAGGTGCGGCACGCGACCTTCGGCAACGCGGACGGTTCAGCGAGCCGCCAGCGGATACGGTCGAACGGCGACGGGCACTCGGCCGCGGACGGGTCGTCGCCGGACGGGATGTAGTGGTATATACCGGCGGCCACCACCGGCACGTCGGGCGGGATGCTGCGCAGGAACGCCCCGACGGTCCGGCCGTCTTTTGCGACCCATCGTTCGTCCGCGTCGATCAGGACAGCCCAGTCGTAGCCAAGCTCGCGCGCCTGATCCGCGAGCGTCGTCATCTTCCGTGCCTGGAAGTACGCCGGGTCGAGATCGGGATAGATGGCGAGCCAGCCTTCGGTCTCCAGAGCCAGGTCGAGCAGGATCTCAGAGGTGCCGTCCGTCGAGAGGTTGTCGAGCACGAGCAGCCGGTCGATGTCCTGGGTCATCAGATGCCGGATCGTGTGCTCGATCACATCGGCCTCATCACGGACCATCATCAGCCCAGCAGAACTCAAAGCCACCTACACGTCCCGGCGTCGGAACGCCAGCCCCGATCGGCGGTAGTGGTTGAACGGCCGCTCGTTCTTTGACGACAGCGCCCGCGTCATCGCGGTCAGACCCTCGTCAAACTCGAACCCGTTCGCGGCGAATACGCCTTTCCAGTAGTCGTCTGAGCGGCAGTTGACGTGATGCCAGCCGGGACAGCCCGGCTCCGCATGGGTGATCGCGGCGAACCGGGCCATCTTGAACGTCGCCATGAAGTTCGGGACGTACTGCTCGTCGACGTGCTCCACGAACTCAGCCGACCAGGCAAGATCGAACTCCTCCAGGCTCCCAGGGAACGGCCCAACGGTGTAGTCGTGCTGAAGTATCCGCTCGTCTGTCTGCGGTGTTCCCTCGATGCCGAGCACGCGGCAACCCTTACTCGCGAAGTAGGCCAGCGTCTGCCCGTCGCCACAGCCGATGTCGATCACCGACTTGACCTCCCACGTCTCTACGAGCCAGTCCCACATATCTTCATAGCGCGTATCCGGGTCGCCGCCGGTCAGGTAGCCGCCGAGGTGCCCGGCCGTCTCCATGCGGTGATGCTCTGGTTCGGTCACAGTTCGACCCACCATATCGATGTCCCTTCGCCCACATTCACCCTCTCTCCGAAGACTTCATTGACGGCCTGGGCGACGCCGGGGTATCCCGCGTCGGGGCCGGGCAAGTAGTCGTGCCCGCAGATCAGCCTCCTGGTGAGCGGCAGCCACGCGGCGATGTCCTGCTTGACGGATTCGTACGCATGGTCGGCGTCGATGAATGTCATGTCGACGGCGGCGTAGCCGAAGGACAACGCCCGCATGGTGTCGGCGGCGGGGAGCGAGTACGTCTGCAGCGCACGCAGGTTCTCGAAGTGGCCGCACGAGCGCATGAACGACCGGTAGCAGTGGCCGCCCTCGTCATCCCACGGGTCGACGCAGTAGACCGGGCCTTTGCAGCCGGTCAGGAGCGCGAACGAGGAGCGGCCGTGGAGGGAGCCGATCTCGACGACGCTGTCCATCGTGGCGGCGGTGTCGTGGAGCCACCAGCATTCGACGTTCGACATCCAGCCCCAGATGTGGTCGCCGGGGAACCCGGCGTCCGGTGTCGGCTCCGGTCCCATGATGAGCGGAGTCGTCATCTAACCGGGCCTCTGGGTCGTACTCCGATCTCGTTCGCGCAACGCTTGCACAAGTCATCGAAGTGACGGGGTCTTTTCTCACAACGACTGCAGAGCGGTGAGACAGCGCGAGGTTCATCGTCAATCGCCTGGCGCCGTTGATCGCGTTCTGTCAATCTTCTGCGTCTTGCATCGGCGGCTACATCTTCGCTGACTTTAAGCATCGGGCGGTGGCGATCAATTTCCGCGCTAAGTCGCTCAAACTGGCCGTCCTCCCACACCTTCGTGCCGAACTCTGATGCCGCGTAGTCGGCGAGAGGCACCAATCTGTCCCATAGGTCAATAATGACCGCTAGCAGCGCGGGTGCTGAAAGTTCATATCCATCTTCCGGCAGAGAGTTGAACGCGTCTTTTTTGGAATCGAACGCGCGGCAGAGATCGTCGATAGCGCGACACGTCGCCACGTATTCCGACCTGTCTTTCACCACGCCCCTCCACGCGTTCTCGAAAGACTTCCGCATTTTTCGGGAACCAAAAGTCGTCAGGTCGCTCGCGAAATCGCCGGTGGAGGCATCTAGCTCGTGAGTAGCGAAAAAGGCTCTTGCTACTTCGTAGTAGATGGAGATTTCGTGATCGGATAACGCTGAGGACGTCGAGAAGTAGGCCACGAAGTCGTCCTCGTATGCAGCGAAGATCGGGTCGTCTTCCCGGTCCTTGGCTCTGTCTCTGAGAACGTGTCCGTCTCCGATCGCCTGAAAATCGGTTCCCTCGGTTTCGATGCCGAACACATCTGAGAAGAACCCCGTCTTGCGGAACTTCATCTCAGTAGCCCGTCCCGGTTCTGACGCCCGTGTGGTGAATCCACTCCTCGCCGTTACCCCATACGCCGAAGCGGTAGCCGCGGCCCATCAGGTCGTGGCTGAAGCGGCCCTCGCAGTGGTCTTCGTAGTCGGGCCAGGGGTTGTCGCGCATGAACTCTGTGCTCATCAGCGACGGGTTCGTGGTGAAGTACATGCGCTGTTCCAGCCACTGGAGGCTGTAGAGGCCGAGACCGCCGAGCCACGCGTTCGCGGCATGGGTCGTCACCGGCTGATATTCGTGGCGGTGGAGGGCGTAGAGGCCGCCCGCACGCCGTTCGATCGGGTTGACCGCGTCGCGCATCAGCGACATCTGCGCCACCTCGGGTTCGGCGCGAAGGACGGTCGCGAGTTCAGCCAGGTTCACCGGGCGCAGGAACTCGAAATCATTTTCCAACCAGAAGACGTGCTCCGGCCCGTCCTTGGCCGCCTGCTGCCAGAGCGCAGCGGTCGCACCGCAGAAACCGCGCTGCTCGCTCAGGAAGATGCCGCCCCACGACCCGAGCGGCTCAATCGGCGGCAGGCGTCCGTCTTCACCGTCCACGACACAGACGAGATCGGTGGGGCGCGGTGTGACCATCGCGGCGAAGCTCTCGATGGTGCGGTCAAGCGTCGGTGCGTCGCCGTGGGTCAACACAGCCAGCCTGTAGGAGAAGTCGCTCACGCGGGCGCGACTATAGCCTACTACCGGATGCCGTGCGGGCCAGATGGTCGGCCCAGATGGCGTTGTACACCTTCATCGGGTCGCCTCCGGCTACGTTGCGGCTGTTAGGCCGGACGTGTGCCCGATACACCGCGTCAGGGACATGCACGAGATGTGCGCCCGCATCCCAGAGGGCCAGGAACGTCGCGTAGTCCTCGTAGATCGTGAGCGGGGTTCCGTCGCTGGTTGTCTCCTGGAACCCGCCCGCTTCGAGGAACGCAAGCCGGGGCATGAGTGTGCCGATGACGCACTCCGACGTGCGCGGCCAGCCGCCGATGTTCGGGATGCCCGCGCCCGGCTCGCGTCCGTCACCGGCCCAGTAGCGAACCGCGGGCGCGAGGAGCAGGTCGGGGAGCGGGAAGCCCGGATGGTCGATGCCGTCGCCGTGCCAGAGCAGCAGAAGCCGCCGGTACATCTCCTCGACGTAGAACGGCTCCAGTTCGTCGTCGGCGTCGAGGAAGCACAGCCATTCGCCTTCCGCCCGGGCAGCGGCCTGGTTGCGCGCCTGCGCCAACGTGCCGTCCTCCAGATGGTGGACGATCGTCTCGACCGTCCCGTCGAACGGTTCCTTCATCCCCTGCCCGACGGTAGACGGGTACGCGCGTGACCACGACAACTCCTCCCAGGCCGGGTCGCCGTAGGTCGCGACCAGGATCGAGCAGAACGTGGTCACTTTCGCCTACTGCCTGACTGATAAGCCCTTCTGAGACCTTCGCCAATGCGCGCTCGGTGTTCCGCAGTGTGTCGCTTTGATCTTCTTCCCTTCGCAATGCAATCTGCCGAGTTGTCGGCGTGAGTACCGACGAAAAGATGCTCCGGATTCACACAAGCCGGGACGTCGCAGCGATGAAGTACAAGCAGCCCGTCAGATATGGGGCCGACAAAATGTCGATACGACCAGCGGTGAGCGAGCATGTTGACATTGCCGCCCTTCGCCGATTTCGTCCCGTCCCAGAACATCCCGTAGCCACCCTTTGTCGGATGCCCCTGCCAGAGCCAGCAACCGGTAGCTAGCTCTACAACGTAACGGCCGTGGAATCTCTCTTCGTCAGTCTTGACCGTCTTGGCAGGCGCCGGAGCAATAGGGTCGCCATAGATAGTCCAGCGCCAGTAGTGAGGTCGACACCAGCCACGCGTGTACGACCTCTTAGAACATCCCTCTACGGCGCAGTCCGGAACTTCCCGCAAACGCTTGTAGTGGTAGCGACACC